AATGACGATACTTGAGTCACGCCCAACTATCACCTTGGAACAATGACCCAAGTCGCCAAAGTTTATTAGGCTTAAGTCATCTCCTGTTTCACCACTAAAGTATTTAGCTCCTACTGACAAAGCTATGTCTTGCATTAATTCATGTTGCCTATATCCAAAGTCAGGTGGTGCAATGTTAACAAGCTTTAAGTTGTTCTTCATTACGTTGGCTGCTAATGTATTTATAAAACCTTGTGAGCATGGAGCTATGATTAATAACTTCTTCTGCTCATTGATAATTGGTTTTAAAACATTTTCTATTTGGAGTATACTATTTATTTCCGTATCACATACCAACACCATCACATCCTCGTGAATACACTCGTCATGCTTTTGGTCGTTTACAAATAGATGAGAAGTATAACCTCTATCTATTTTAATTCCTTTTGTAGTTTCAAAATAAGTAGTGTTTGTTTTTGATTTCTCAACTGTAACAATTCCATCTTTGCCTACTGACTTATATACGTCAGCAATTTGTTTTCCTATATGCTCATCATTGTTAGAAGATATAACAGCAACGTCTTTTAATTTTTTTCCTGTAACCTTCTTACCTTTATTATGAAGAGACTTTACTATTGCATCGCATTCTTTTTGTAGCCAAGATAAAACCTCCGGTGTATTTGCGTCTTCGTCTATCAGCTCCATACCTACCTTGACTAGAGCTTCGGTTAATACAATAGCTGTAGTTGTTCCGTCACCTGCTGTAGTGGCAGTTCGGTCTGCAGCTTCTTTCATTATACGCACAGCAAGATTTTCAACCTCATCCATAAGGAAGATTGATTTAGCTACAGTCACTCCATCTTTGGTGACTGTGATTCCGTGAGTATGTTCGGGGGATTCAATAAGGACTGTATTACCTCTTGGTCCTAGTGTGGACTTTACTGCTTTAGCGATTTGAGAAATTCCGGCTAACAGCTTTTCTCTACCCTCGCTGTCGAAGTGTAGTTGTTTTGGATTCATAAATGTATTTAATTAAATTCTATACAAATGTATAAAATTATTCTTTAACCTCTCGCTCATTCATTACGGAATTAAAATAGTCTTTATAAAAATTATTAATAAAGTAAATCTCAATTACCTTTCCTTTATGTCTAATACTATTAATGTAATTAAAGGCTTCGTCTTTGGTATAAAAGACTAAACGCTTTTTATGGTTTTGCAACCATTTGTTTTTCTCACATAATATTAGTGGTTTAGTTGGGTGGTGGATTTCATATTCATAATAGTCATCCTCGTAGGAAGTTAGTGGTGTATTCATAATGTAGTGATTTTTAATTTAGACAAAGATACGAAAAAAATTCGACATAAACAAATTAACCTGTTGAGTTCAACTCGCTATACTCTCTCTCTCTCTATTACTACACAATAATTTTATTTCCATATACGACCCCTTAAAAGTTAACAAGGTTAACAGAAGTCTTGATTATCAAGGAGTTAGGTTTTAAAAGTCAACAGAAAGTCAACAGAAAGTTAACAGGAAGTTGACATATATATAAAAAAAGAAGGGGATGTGAGAGTCCCCTTCAATTATTAGGATAAGAAAAACACTACTAAAACTTATCCCTTACACACACTAAACTTGTGTTATCTCTTAAATAGATTGATATTAGCATTTGCTAGTTCATTCCCTTCAGCAATCATTTGCACTTTCTTATATCTTTTAGCTGAAGCTCTCATGTCTGCTAATTCACTAATACCCATTCGTGGAGATGGAGCCATATTAATAAGTCTACCATCCTTTACCTCGTATCCCTGCATCGAAGGAGGGATGTTAAAATTACTTCTTTTCATAATGCGATTATTTATATCTACAAAGATAGGAAAAATTTATTTAGATACTTAGGGCATTTGGGTTATATATGGGTGCACGCAAGGGGACGGCTTCAGGAAACACAAAATTTTTTCATAGGGGGGGTGATGTTTTCCCTGTTGCACTTCTGATTTTTTTAGCTTTTTTCTATGGGGTAGCTCTACTCTGTTGAGTACCTCCTATTTGCTACTCTCCTACAGGTTACGCTGTTATATATATATACTCCTGTTAACCTTCCCTTGATACCTTCCCTTAATCGTCCCCTGATATGAACATAAAACTCAGGTAATACCTTCCCTTCGTTAGCCCCTGTCCGAAGTGATATATATATAAACAAACCTTAGTAATCGCATTGTTAATAAGTCGTTGATAATGAAAATTTTAACCTGTAAACGAAAGAAAGTTATTAACAAATTTGGAAAATTGAAATAGTTGAACTATATTTGAACCGAAATTAAAAATTAATTAATAACAAAAAACACAAAAATTATGAAAAATTTAGTAACAAATCAGGTAGAAATCAGTACAATCGAAGAACAAGCACAAGCTCAGTTTTTTGCAGAAGACAAGCTCGAAAGAGATTTTCATTCAGGGTTCATCTCTGAAGAAGAGTACAACGAAGGTTTACAGGGTATATTCAGAAACTTTCAAGATATCTACGGATTCTAAAAAAACAGGGGGCTATGCCCCCTCTGTCGAGAGCTGTGTGGCTCTCCTGATGATGACTCAAAAGAGTCGAAACAGAAATAATTAACTTAAATAAAAACTTAAAATTATGACAACACAGAGTAAAAATGCAGTTCTAAAGAAGGTGAAAGACACCTTGTTAGAAGGGCTTAAGAAGGATGGGCTACAATGGTTCAAACCTTGGAAATCAGGGGAGAATCACCCCATCAACAACAAATCAGGTAGAGCTTACAGGGGTTTTAATACTTTCATCCTAAACTATCAGATGGTAACAGAAGAGTATGATTACAACGAATGGGACACCTTCAAGAGCATATCTGCAAGGGGTGGAAAAGTTAAGAAGGGTCAAAGGGGAACGGATATTTTCTTTTGGTTAATCTCTTACTGCTCGAAGGAAAACTTCGGCACTTGGTACAGAACGAAAGCAGAGTGTATGCAGAAGGAAAATTGTACAGAAGATGAAGTTTTTACAAACTTCGACTTGAGATATTACAGAGTATGGAATATCGGACAATGTGAAGGGTTAAAGCCCCTGAGAAAATTAGGTGAGACGAAAGAAGTTAAGCCAATCGAAAGTTGCGAAAAAATCGTAGCGAAGTACAAGAAGATAGCTAAGAAGTTAACCTTCAAAGACGTTGAGCAGGACAGAGCTTACTACTCACCTTCGAAAGATATGATTGTAATGCCGTTAATGACTCAGTTTGATTCTGAAGATAAATATTATCATACTCTGTTCCACGAGATGATACATTCAACAGGTCACGACTCGAGATTAAACAGAGAAGGAGTTGCTACAGCATATCAGTTAAATAAGACCAAACACGACTACGCATTTGAAGAGCTAATTGCAGAGAGTGGTGCGATGGTGTTATCAGGTATGGCAGGAATCAACACAGATGACGAAAGCAAGCAATCTCAGGCGTATGTGAACGGATGGGTGAAGGCAGTAGAGAAAGCCGATGAGAAGGCAGTTGTTTCAGCTCTAACGCAGTCAGCGAAAGCTACTGACTACATCTTAGGGGTTAAGTAACCTCTAAGATAGCTGAGAATGGTTGCAAAGGGGTTCGATTCCCCTTCTCAGCTCTAAGTGGTCAACAGGGATTACCACAATCAAAATCCCTTTAATTAAATATATATATAACTATGACAAACACACACATTTGGGAAGGTTGGACGGCTCAAGATTTTATTGACCATCTCGAAGTAACATTTCCCTATGCGACATTCCACACATACGAAGAGCTGAAGGAGTGGTGCATAGCTGAGCAACCTTACTACAAGAAGCATATACCTGAAGTATATGAACACTTTGTAAGGAAGGTAATTTTTGAGCCAATAGAAGTGCCATCGGATTGGCAAGCAGATTTGGAGGCGCAAGAGAATTATTTATGGGGAGATAAAAAAATTTGATTGCAACTTGGCTGTAATTCAGGAATGGTTAAGTGGGGGTTCGATTCCCCCACCTGAACTAATTTTAATTTAATATATATATAACTATGGGAAAATCTAAAGAGCAATTCTTACAGCTAAGAGAAAGCCGTAAGGCGTATCGAGAGATACAGGAAATCATTGCCTTTAACAAGGCAAATAAACAGCAAGGCATTACGCTTAGGTGCGTGCATTGTCGCAGTTGTGAAGTAACATATCATCAGAGTGTAGGGGACGCATACTGCTCTGATTGTGGAGAGTGGCAAGCAGGCGAAGAGTTTGAGCAAACTGAATTACATATAGCCGAACAAATACAGGAAAATTTGCTAACGCTGTGTTCTGCATACGGACTGAATGACATAGAATTCCAAGACAAGATGTGCGATATCGTTGTTCAGGGGCTGAAAAAAAATTAACCTGTTGGCGAAAAAAAAGTGTTAAAAAATTTGCATATGTCGAAACTTTGTCGTATGTTTGTTCAAAATTCGTGGGGAGTCGGTCTAAATTGGGGACTTGAAAACCCTAAGCAAGAAGGTTCAATTCCTTCCCCCACAACTAACTTAAAATCAAAAACCACTATGAGAAATTTAATTAAATATCTTACGTTAGGGAATGTTATAACATTCGCAGTATTAACTTTCATCCTTGTCACTTGGAGTGCAGTAGTGTTCCATATCATAGCGACAGGGGGTTCAACAATTTCATTTTAATATATATAACTATGAAAGGAAAAGGTTGGATAAACGACACCACTTACAGAGATTTCCCCTTGAATTTTATAGGGGACTCTGCAGGTGAAGAGCTTAGCTACTACGACAGGTTAGCTAACTATATAAAACACAATGACTTGCTTGACGAAGAACAAACACTTGAATTATTCGACAGGATTGAATCATTTATTGAGCAAGAGATTGAAGAAATTAAAGTGGAATCATCCTTAGATAATTGGATGATTCAACAAGGATAAATAATAATAGCGAGGTAGAGCAGTTGGTCAGCTCGTTGGGTTCATATTCCAAAGGTCGCAGGTTCGAATCCTGCCCTCGCAACAACCGAGTAGAGCAGTAGGTAGCTCGCTCTAACTTAACTGAAGACGGCAAGCAATGAGCTTAATTAACTCAAGCGAGTAGATGCATATACCAATCTTCAGGTTAGAGAAGTCGTGGGTTCGAGTCCCACCTCGGTAGCTAATTTTAATATAATAATTATGGGAATAAAAAACCTGACATTTTGTAACGATGAGAATGAACAAGTAGGTTTGTTTCTCTTGAATACCAAGGAAGGACAAACGATTTGGAATTTAAGCGAGCAACATTGCGAGTTAGAATTTCTTGTCAGAAAATATCACGGAAAAATTGGAATTCCTGATTGGGATTTTGCAGACAACTACGATGAAGGAATCGAGTGGGTTTGCTTTGAAGATTTGTTTAACACACTAAATACTATATAACTATGGGAAAAACACACGAAATCAAGCATTATATATTTGATTACTTAGGCACAGCCGATGGATACGAAATCGGTTGGCTACACGAAGAAGGTCAGAAAAACATTGATGACCCTGATTCAGAATTATTCTATGATAAATATGGGATGATGGATGTAGCGAAAGAACTTATTTTAGAAGGTCACAATTTCACTAACTATTGGTTAGATGATGAAGACATAGAAGAATGGGAAGAAGAAAGAGACAGATGTGAAGAGTGCGAAGGGGAAGGAACGATTATCTGTTCTACTTACGATGACCCATACAACGAAGAGCCGTGTCCTGAATGTTCAGACCCACACGACTTATAATATATATATAATTACTCACACCCCCCTTCATTTATGAAGGGTGTGAGTATTATATAAATACGAATCGATTAGGGACGAAGTGCCGATGTTGATTCAACTAACTTTTACTTGTATGAATTGCGAACGACAAGAAGAGTTAGACCACAGAGCAGATGATACCTTGGAGGTCGGAGTAGTTTTAGGGAACACAACCCAAGTTTGCTACAACGTCAGTTAATCATCTCACGGATGTAAAACAGGGGTTCGAATCCCCGTCTGCTCTCTAACTTTTAAACACTACAAATATGGAAAAAGCAACCATTAAAAATTATGACCATCTTTTAAAGATAGATTGGTTCAATCAGGTCTCTACTATAGAGGTTAACCTACACGAGAAGGGGGATAACTCGAAGACCACAACCTATAACTTTCGTTTGAATGAAGAGCAATCTGTATGTGATGTTCTTACTGAACAGAAACTTATCAAAGATACAGACGAGGTTCGTCAACAAATTAACAGCGAAATTAATAAGCATATCAATAGTATTATTCAGAAGCGTCTAAATAACTATACTACAGCAGTTGACGTTCACAATATGTTAGTGGACTTAGATGTGAAAGACAAGAGACAATGGTCTTGTGGCGAAGCATACGAAGGTAAAATAAAATGGGGTGACGAAGTAGATTCAAACTTTGCGAGCCATCCATCCGAGGAATCATTTGTGTGTCCTACGGAAAACCTATGTTACTTCAATCCAAAAGCATTTGTGATTCGAATGGCTTGTCCCTATGACTACGATTGGAAAGCTGATAGATATAAGCATATATATAACAAAGATAAGTGCGTGGTAAATGTTAATAGCTTTGGCGTATGCGACCTTGAGTTGCGTTTGGAATTCAAAAGCAAGGACTACAAAACAGGAGAGAGGTTTAACATTCCTAACCCTGCGTTATTCTATAACCTTAGACAAAAAGATAATACCATAAGTAAGGTTAGCTTTATCGATGTGGCACTCTCAGAAAATAAATATAAGCCAATGGGAAAAGGACTTACTAAAACATATAAGTTTCAATCTTATTATGTGGGTAACGACTCGAGAAGTTTATCGTTAAATACATTTATAGTATACTGCCGTGAGAAATCTGACACCAACAGAAAGTTCTTTCTTCAGGATGTAGTTGAATCGGTAAACAAAGAAGAGATGTTAAAAGAGTTGAAAGAAAAGTTTGGTGAGGAGAATGTATTCAAGACAACAGCTTACCAAAGCGATGTGAACTTTAAGAAGATGGATAGTTGGGGCAGGTATGGGTCGAAGGTAGTTAAGGTAATCCTGAAAGATGAGAGCTACTTGTTATATGATTATACTGAGATAAAAAGAAACAAGAAATTAGAGCTTAGAGGTTTGTGGGATTCAAGCTACACAAAAGAATCAGTTAGTGATGCGTTTGAAAGAGTTATGAATAAGAATATAGAAGACAAATCTCTTGTCTCTGATATGATAGAAACAACATTTAACAATGAATAAAATGCTTAAGATAAATAAACTAAGAACCAAAGTGATTTGTGTGTTTGATGAGGATGAAGGGGGACGTATAGAAGTGTATCGTCCCTCGGATTCCAAATACCAAATCTATTTAGAAATATATAATAACAATAAAAATAAAAACAAATACTATGGGTAGATATTATTACGGAGACATCGAAGGTAAGTTTATGTTCGCTGTCCAACCAAGTGACGCAGGAGAAAGGTTCGGTGCGTATGAGACACCACACGAACCATCATCAATTGACTATTCTGTATGCAGAAAAAGTTCATACGATGACCTGTGTAAAGAATTAAAAAAGATAGAAGATTCAGGTGCAGTAAAGAGGTGCTTGCATATGTATGACGAGCTAGAGAAGGAAGGTCAGTTAGGTTACAACGAGAAAGATTGTGAAAGGTTTGGCGTATCTAAAACCGACCTATCGGAGTATGCTGATTGGAGGATGGGTACACATATGAAAGATTACTTTGACGAGAATCCTGATGCAGAACATTTATATTTTAATGCAGAGCTATGATAAATAAGGAAGAACAAAAACACATTCTAGACAATTGGAAACGCAAGGCGTGTGCCGATGAATTAAGAGAGATAGTTATGTATGGTGAGGACGACAGAGATTTGGTTGTTCGAGATGCCATGATGATAATAGATAAATACTTTGAATAATATGGAACTAGCAATAATAAGATATACCGAAGGCAATGGCAGGACGTATATAGTTGACATTACAAATGATGTTGACAAGTGGATAGTCGATAACAATTCTACTAGGGATGAAGACCAACAAGAAAAATTATCTGACTTTAATATAGAATATAAATCAATTAAACTTTATAAATAATGAAAGTAAAAATTCAAAACCGAAGTGTCTACCACAAATTTGCTGAGGTAGAAATAGAAGTAGACAAGGATGACTTGGAACATTTCATTCTTGATAGAAAAGGAATGGACATCCTTGATTACCTACAATATAACTGCCACCTTTATGATGAGCAGATAGATAAAGCTATGAGTGAAGCAGAGTATGAATATGGAAGTGGAGTAGATGACTACAGGGGAATGGTAGATGAATTAGATACAAGCGAATGGAGATTCGAGTGTGAAGAATTAAATACAGGAGGTCACCTATGAAAAATCTACAATACACTAACAGCGATATAGCTGAAGAGCTTAGCGAGTGTGCATCCGATTTGTTTTTCGAGTTGATGTTAGAGCTTGAAGGAACAGAGCTATATGATAAATATATAATAGACCACGGAACACACACACAAAGCACAGCTTTAGGTCAGGAATTATTCTACCGAATAGAAGATAGATTGTTCAAGCTAAAGCTAACAGATATAGAAGAGCATTCTATATTTGATGTTAAAAAATAATTACGAAATGATTAGGAATTGTCGATTTCTTTTCGTAATATTGTCGAACTTAAAATTAAAACACTATGACAAAATTATTATCTTATGAAGGGGCGACCTTCAGAACACTAGAGAAAGACGAAATGTATTTCGATGGTGGCAGTTGGAAGGTAGGTTCATTAAACAATGTATGCTACCAAGAATTAATTGACCTCTTTGGACAACCCACTTGGAATAGAGAGAGTGGAGATTTCAAAGTGCAAATGGAATGGGCGATTGAAGTGAACGATGGTGACAAGGTTTATATCCTACGCATCTATGATTGGAAAACTTATGACAGAGATTACACGATGTCACAGCTTAAAACTTGGAGCATAGGAGGTAACGATGATGGGAATCCATATCTGCTAAAGTCGTTTGTTCATACACATCAATCAGTATTATCTAATTAAATATATTATGGCTAAAGAAATAAAACACCCACAGGAAGTTATTCAAACAGCAATGAAAGTTCTTGAAGAATGTGGATATGCAACAAGAAACTTATGGCACATAGATGATGTTACACAGAGTCATCCACACCTAAACCTAACTAAAGATGAGTGTCTTGAAGTGCTAGACCATACATTATCTAACGAGCAATTAACTGAAGAGACATATAGGGTGATGGATGATTCAGTAGCTTGGATGTTTAACCCTGAGAAAGATGATGAAGGTCTTGACATTCCTGTTGATATGTATCCTGATGAAATTCTAAGAATGAAAATGGAGGGAGCAAGCAAGAAAGATATACAAAAAAAACAACAGGACAATGAGTAGATTATATACCACAAAAGATAACTTTAGTTGGTGGATAGTCACCGATAAAGCTGACAAGATATTTGAGACAGACAGCATTCCTTTATATGTTATATATGAGGACGAGTCTGAAAGTTTAATCGAAAGTTTGGACGAGCTTCACGAAGCAATCAATCTTAATCTTCCTGTTGCTATGGAGTTAGGATATATAACAACCCAACCATCCTTGTGGGAGAAATGTGAGAGAGTATTGAGGAATGGGCATTGGTATGTGAAGCTGTCCGATGTAGTAAAACAATTTAATAATGGTTAAGATAGGACATAATTATAAAAACACAGAGGACTTAATTAAAGAGGTAGCACGAGATGTAGTTATGCTATTGCTTGAAAAGAATAAAGCGTATGGTGACACAGCTAACAATCCCCCTCAGATTTTTAGTAAGCTGTCAGCACGAGAAGGTATACTCGCAAGACTTGATGACAAGTTAAGCAGAGTTAAAAACAAAGGACTGACCGACAAGACAGAGGATACCATTGACGATATCATTGGGTATCTCATCTTGTATAAAGTTCAAGTTATAAAAGAGGAGTTAAATAAAAAGAAAGACAAATGAAATTAAATATTTTTAATGACTATGTTAAAGGGGTAGCTCTCCTATATAATATAGAGGAAGAACAGATATTTGAGAAGACAAAAGAGAGAGGAATAGTAGATGCTAGACATTTACTTTACTATCTTTGCTACTATCGACCTATGAAGTTGAAGTATATTCAGGACTATATGGAACAAAGAGGTTATAGTATCGGTCACTCGAGTATCATTCACGGAATTCAAAGTGTTCAGAAAGCAATTGATGAAGACGGAGATTATCAAAAGGTTATTAATCAATTCAATGACAGATAAACTAACCTTGAAAGATGTATGGACGGAAGCTAAGAAAGATTCTTATGCGTCAGGACTTAATGGAGGTTCATACGAAGCACGCATGGTATTCGGAGTCAAGATAGTTTACGACCACGATACCGATAGCGTAACCATTTGGAACACATCAAGAGGTGGAGATTTCTACACGGAAGTAGCCAACCTTGAGCCGTTCTTAGAACGAGGATGGAGGTATGGGGTTTACCAAACAGCGTTAACCAACTATAGATTCAAGTTAAATAAAGTTGAAGAGTCAATGAGAAACGAAGTAAATGGTAAAAGAAATCCCAAGCAAATCAAATCGTTAAAGAATGCAAGAGTAAGATTACTCAGCAAGTATAATAATATAAGTGAAAAATTAAATCAAATAAAATAGATATGGCAAAATTAAAATCAGTAAACATTAAAGGAAAAGAGTATGTGGAAGTACACGAGAGACTTCGTTACTTCAGAAGTACATACCCAAATTATTCTTTAACATCAGAAGTGTTAGAGAAGACAGACAAATCAATTCTTATTCTCGCTTCTATTATCAATGAAGATGGTAGGGTTATTGCTTCAGGTATGGCTGAGGAAGAGAAAGGAAGTACATTCATTAACAAGACATCTTATGTAGAGAACTGCGAGACTTCAGCTTGGGGCAGGGCGTTAGCCAACTTTGGAATCGGACTTGATACCTCAGTTGCTTCGGCTGAAGAAGTGCAGAATGCAATAGCAAATCAAGATACTGCATCCACTAAAGACGTATTAATGGATTTGAATGATGAGAAGATGATAGACGTTCTTAAGTATGTAGTAGCCAACAAGAGTAAAGGTCTTGAGTGGATTGTGAAAAACATAGGTAAGAAATATAATGTTACAACTAAGGTAAAGAACACAATAAAAAAGACACTACAAGATGGAGAAAAAGGTAACTAAAAAAGTAATTAACTTACTTAAATCTGATACCGAATATTACACAGGGATTGGAAAACAATTCTTATCCAATTCAGATATCGGCACATTACTTAAGAACCCTCAGCAGTATGGGATTCCTCAACCTGATAATAAAAATTTTATTATGGGTAGGTATTTTCATTGCAAGATGTTAGAACCTGAAAAGCTAGGGGATTATTTAATAGCTAATGTGAGTAGCAGAAACTCAAAAGCATACAAGGAATTTTGTGCTGAGCATTTGATTCCCTTTGCAATGCTTAAACCTGAACAGGAAATGGTGGATGAGTGGTGTGAAACTATGTTAGGTAACATGGACTTCTATGATTTGATTCAGCATGGAGATAACACATATGAAGTACCTAATGTAAAGAACATAGGTGAGTACGAGGGTGGAGCTTTATGGAAAGGTAAAGCTGACATCGTACATAAAGATTATGTGATAGACCTGAAGACAAGTGGGGACATCACTAAATTTAAGAACAGCGTTTATAATTATAATTATGATTCACAAGGTTATATATATCGTGAACTCTTTGGGAAACCAATTCTCTTCCTTGTTATTGACAAGTCAACTCAAGTATTGGGAATGTATGAGTTATCTGAAGAGAGTTACGAGAGAGGTAAGTACAAAGTGGAGCAAGCTCTTGAAGTTTATAAGACTTTCTTTGGAGAGAATAGAACAAAAGATATTGAGCTACACTATCTTAAGGGTACCATATAAATGGGTAGCTAGTAAGATAAAAAGAAAACAGACACATTTGGTTCTTCAAGTTCCATTGGAATTCAATAGTGTCGAAGACTATAACAAGTTTATAGTATTAACAAGTAAATTAATGGAACACAATATTAAAATTAAAAACTATAGACTATGGCACAGACTGAAGAAAAAATCTTTGCTGACGGATTCTCTTTCAAGAAGAGAGAGAACGCTCCTGACTTCGTTGTCGGAAGAATTAGTGTGAAAGTAGATGACGCTATTTCTTTTCTGAAGAAACATCAGAAAGGTGGATGGGTTAATCTAAATTGTAATCAAGCAAAGAGTGGTAACTACTACTTGGAGTTAGATACTTTTGTACCTAAATCTAATGAAACAAAAGAAGAGAAGGCAGACCTTCCGTTCTAAAAAAAATAGGGAGGGGTTTTTTCCTCTCCCTTTTTTTATTTATTTTTATTTTATTCTTGTATACGAGGGCTAAAAAGTTAACAAAGTATACAAGTGACTGATAATCAAGACTAAACTTAACAGAAAGTTGACAGAAAGTCAGCAGGAGAACCACTAAAATATGACATCAGAGCAGAAAATTACTATATTCAAAAACATAAAAGAGACAGACACACCATTTCATAGACCTGTCAAGCACATACTTAAAAGAATTAAAGACGGCTCAACTAAGGAGCTTGTTAAACAAATCAGAGCTGAGAAAAGAAAGGCAGAACGAAACGAATTAAAGAAGAGTTTACCTGCTATATGTTTCTCAGGTATATTTAATAAACGAAACGACTCATCAATACAAGAACACACAGGAATTATATGTCTTGACTTTGATGGGTACGAAAAGAACAAAGACTTACTACAAGATAAAGAGAACCTCACCAAGAATAATTTTGTTTACTCGGTATTTATTTCTCCTTCAGGTCTTGGCTTAAAGGTATTAGTAAAGATACCAAAGGATGCAGAGAACCACATCAATTACTTTAATGCTTTATCAAAACACTTTGATAACCCAAGGTTTGATGAGACATGCAAAAACATTTCAAGGGTTTGCTACGAAAGTTATGACCCTCTTATATATATAAACGAGAACTCAAGTGAGTGGGATAAGATTGAAGAAAAGGAATACCAAGAGAAACATTCCTTGCGTGACCTTCCCACGATACCAATAACAGACGAGAATAAGATAGTAGATATACTTACGAAGTGGTGGGTAAAGAAGTATCCTATGGATGAAGGTCAGCGAAACAATAATACATTTGTTTTGGCTTCAGCATTCAATGACTTTGGAGTTAACAAATCTCTTGCTAGTTATGTGTTAAGTAATTATCAAACCAAAGACTTTGGTCTCAATGAGATACAACGAACTATAGATTCTGCCTATGCACAAACTCAAAACTTTGGGACGAAATACTATGAGGATGACGAAAGAATAAATACCATCAAGCTTAAGCTCAGACGAGGGGTTTCGAAAAAAGAAATCAAGAGTCAGTTATTAGATACTGAAGTGGAAGCAAATGTAATTGACGCAGTCTTACAAAGAGTTGACGAAGAAAACAAAGAGCAGAAGTTTTGGTCAAAGAGTGACAAGGGTGTAATCAAAATAGTTCACATCTTATTCAAACAATTCTTAGAGGACAATGGGTTCTATAAGTATTGTCCTGAAGGCAGTAAGAACTATGTGTTTGTTAAGGTAACTAATAACCTCATCGACCATACTGATGAGAAACAAATCAAAGACTTTGTATTGAATCATTTGTTTCAGCTAGATGATGCGAGTATCTACAACTACTTTGCTGATAACACAAGGTTCTTTAAGGATGAGTTCTTATCGATGTTATCTACTATAGATATATACTTTATAGAAGATACCAAGAACACCTCTTATTTATACTTTAAAAATTGTGCAGTAAAGATTACTAAAGATTCATTAGACTTACTTGACTATCTAGATTTAGGTGGGTACGTTTGGAAAGACCATGTGATAAATAGAAACTTTAATGTTTGTGATTTTGAGACAGCAGACTACAAACAATTTGTATCTAACATATGTAAACGAGAAGATGACAGAGTCAAGTCGATGGAATCAACTATTGGTTTCTTAATGCAGGGTCACAAGAACCTGAGCTATTGTCCTGCTGTTATATTAAATGATGAGGTTATCTCGGACAACCCTGAAGGTGGAACAGGGAAGGGGATATTTATGAACGCATTAGCTCAGATGAAGAAGGTAGTTACTATAGATGGGAAATCTTTTTTCTTTGAGAGAAGCTTCGCTTATCAATTGGTTTCAGCAGACACGCAGATTCTAGTATTCGATGATGTGAAAAAAGCATTTGACTTTGAAAGGTTGTTCTCGGTAGTGACTGAAGGTCTGACCTTAGAAAAGAAAAATAAAGATGCAATTAAAATTCCTTTTAGTAAGTCTCCTAAGATTGCAATCACAACTAACTATGCAATTAAAGGAGCAGGTAATTCTTTTGCTCGAAGGAAGTGGGAGCTAGAGTTACACCAACATTACAATAAAAGTTACACCCCTTTAGATGAATTCGAAAAGTTAATGTTTGGTGATTGGGATGATGGAGAGTGGTGTAAGTTTGACAACTATATGATTAGTTGTTTGCAGTTATATCTAGCGAAAGGATTAGTTAAAAGTAAATTCGTAAATTTAAAGATTAGACAGCTATCGGCTGAGACCTGTCATGATTTCATAGAATGGTGTGGAGTTATTAATGGTTCGATAGCAAACGATAAACTGCGAGTGGACAATAAGATTAACTTACAGGATTGCTACTATGATTTCATAGAACAGTACCCTGACTACGCACCTAAAGCTAAGTTAACTATATCAAGGATTAGGTTTAATAAATGGATGGTTTCATACGCACATTATCAAACAGGTGGAGCACCTGATGAAGGAAGAGATGAACACGGAAGATGGATAAGATTAAAAAGACAAGACGAACTTAACACACAAACTAAACTAATATGAACCTTGAAGAATACGTTGACGTAGCCCACAGAAATTCTTATGATGTAATAATTAATGATAAAGAAGCGAAGGATATAGTAATGAGTGACGATGGATATTTTATTCATCACCCTGCCGAACCTGTTACGAAAGATATTCTTGATGGGTTGAGAGAATACTTTGCTGAAGTAGAAGAGTACGAGAAGTGTATTAGAATAATAAAATATATAGATGAAAACATTGATAAACTTTGAAGGAAAAGGATATAACGATTATGAGTGTCTGCAACAGGCAAAGATATTAAAGAAGGTTATGTTTAAAACAACAGAAGTTAAATCAGGCAGGGGTAAGAAAGCAATTGTAACACATAAATTTATTTTTAACACAGAGGCAGATGACGAAGTAAGAGACAAAATAATAAACACTATAAAACACTATGAAAATAAATTGGAGACCATACCAAACACGAATAATTAATAAGGCACGAGAAGTCCTACACAAGTATAGATTTGTTTATCTCGCTATGGAAGTGAGAACAGGGAAGACTCTAACTGCATTGGGTACAGCTCAAGCATGTGCCTTTAGGAATGTAGTTTTTCTTACCAAGAAAAAAGCTATCTCATCTATTGTTAAAGATTATGAATTACTTAATCCTAACTTTAAGTTTGATGTAATCAACTATGAGTCTATGCATAAGCTTTATCTTAACCGATGTGACTTCTTGATACTTGATGAAGCACACGGCTTAGGAGCTTTTCCTAAACCAAGTAAGAGAGCTAAGGCAGTTAAACAGTTTATTAATAAATATAATTGTGCAGTCTGCTTGATGTCAGGAACTCCTACTCCTGAAAGCTACAGCCAAATGTATCATCAGGTGTATGGCATACCTGCTAATCCTTTTAATCATTTCAAAAACTTCTACGCTTTTGCTACTGACTATGTAAAAGTAACACGAAAGAAGATTAACTCTTTATATATAAATGATTATAGTAATGCGAAGACAAGTGTGTTGCGAACAATGGAACCCTATACCATAAAATATACACAGAAGGAAGCAGGGTTTAAGGTTCAAACAACTGAGCAAGTATTGAAGGTTAAGATGGATGACTCTACTTATCAAGTAGCTAAGAGATTAAAGCGACACCACATCGTTGAGGGTAAAGAAGAAATTATATTAGGCGATACCCCTGCTAAGCTGATGAATAAATTACACCAACTATATTCAGGGACTATTATATTTGAATCTAACAATGCTACTACGCTAGATTTAAGTAAAGCAAATTTTATTAAAGAACATTTTAAAGGAAAGAAGATAGCAATATTCTATAAGTTCCGTCAAGAATTAAAAGCTTTGAAGGAAGTTTTTAGTGGTACTTTAACGACAGAGCTAGATGAATTTAATTCAACGGACAAGTGTATTGCTCTTCAGATTGTTAGTGGGAGGGAAGGGATTAGTTTATCCCAAGCTGAATGTCTTGTTTATTATAACATAGATTTCTCAGCGACCTCCTATTGGCAATCAAGAGACAGGATGACAACCAAGGAGAGATTAAAGAATAATGTCTATTGGATTTTTGCTGAAGATGGAATTGAGAATGAGATATATAAGACAGTAATTAAGAAGAAAGACTATACAGTAAATCACTTCAAGAAGGATTTGTTATCTTTGTAATATGAGGTTTATCAAGTTTCTATTGGTTTGGATTAGCCAAAACTTAGCGATTCCTTTTTGGGTTGTTGGTCATATACACTTATCCATCCATGATTTTCATGACCTCTACGAGCTATTAAGTTCTATAGCTATGAACATTATAGTAGCCGTTGGATTTTTAATTGACTATAATAATGACCGAACAGCAGATACAAAGGAAAAGAATTAAGGAACTTGAGAGTGAAGGATACTATGTGATAAAACTAACTGTGACTAACAAGAACGGAATACCTGACTTGATAGCAATACCAAAAGACTCAGAGGTTTTATTTGTAGAATGTAAAAGGAAGAACGGTAAGCTGTCCGAACTTCAGAAATATAGAATAAAAGAATTAAAAGACTATGCTAAGACAGAAGTATATAGGGGAAGTTAAACACTACGAGGTAGATGATTACTTTGTTGATAAGATTAGAGACCTTCCTACTGAGGTTGGCTTTGATATAGCTAAGCAAATAGACCGAGCTGCTTCTGATTTACCTGAACTAGATTTTTGGGAGCAACAGGTAGCTGTAGTAACAACAGCTTCACACCACCCAATGTATTTCCTTGTAGAATATATTCACTCGGAAGATGTAGCTCCTGTATTTTTAGACCTACATCAAATAGAAGTAGATGACTACTTAGATTATTATAATGAAAACAAAGCAATTAAATTAAATATGTATGATAACAGACGCACAGATAAGATACCTAAAGAAAATAGTTGACAACGAATTTGATGTCGACATCCTAGATAAAAAACGCACAATGAATCTAGTGAATGCTCGCTTAGTATATAGTTATATATTAAGGAACAGAGGAACAGGGCTAGTTAGAATAGCTGAATCTATAAATAAAAACCACGCTACTATAGTATACTTACTTAAAAATGCTCCTTCTTATTTGAAACAAGATGAAGAATTAAACCTCAAGTATAAGTCGTGCTTAAGTCTTTTTGAAAACCATCACTCACCTCTTATGGACTACACAAGAAGAGAGTTATTGAAAGCATATATAACCCTAGATTCACAATATGATATGCTAATTAAACACAATGAAGAGTTGACTCAAGAGAATGAAGAGTTAAAAAAAACTATAGAAGAGCTAGATTTATTAAAAAAATATTAATAAATTAGACATCGCTATGGAATACACCATTAAAGATATTGACAAGATTATTGATTTCAAATCTTGGAGCAGTCGCAGAAAGCTTGATGAGCTTCTCAGAATTGATTGCCAACAATACACCAATCTAGGTAGTGATTCTTCGAAAGCAGAAAGAGAAGAAGTAAAAAAATATTCACGCAAAATTTATCGTTTAATTAGAACTATAGATAAGAAACTCGGTGATGAGTTCTTACACTATATGGATTAGAGATTATGATGACAGCATTAGAGCAGGAGAGAATAACATACATCAACACCTTGATGAATGACCTCCACTCTGATAATGTAATCATATATGAGTCATTGTGTGACCGAGAATATGGAGATACTAAACTTGCTATTGCAAGAATGCAAGAAAGATTAAAGGCTCTTAGCGAGTCTATTCAGGATGAAATATAAAAAGTGTTTGAAGTGTTTAAAGAAAAAACCTACAACCTCTTTTTATGGTTCAGGTAAGTATAACAGTCAGGGAGTAGAATATCTTTCTCGTCTGTGTAAAAAATGCAAACATGCCTACAAAACTCAAAGGAGAAAAGAAAGAAAGGCATGGATGGATAAAATTAAATTAGAATTAGAATGCACCAAATGTGGATACTCCAAAGAAACCCATCCAAACTTTACAACCAAAGCGTTAGAGTTTCATCACGCACAAAACAACAAAGTGTTTGCTATTGGAGATGCAGTACACCGAGGGTATTCTAAAGAAAAAATAATGAAAGAGATGAGCAAGTGTGTAGTTCTCTGCACACGATGTCATACAGAAATACATTATGGAGAATAGATATAAACATAAAATGAGAGCTTTGTTTATTAGCTACTTAGGGGTAATAGTTACATTGCTTTACATTTATTTTACTCGTACATGAGATTTGAAAAGGATAAAGATTTAGCAAGAGAAAAGAGAGCTATTGAATATTTTGTTAAAAGATTTAAAGGCTCTTATAAAAAGCTAGGACCTAACGATGTGGACTATAAGGTCTTTGATGAAGACAAAAATCTTATTGCTTATGCTGAAGTAAAGGGACGATACCGAAGCTTAGCTAACTGCTATCCCTTACCTATTGCGTGTCGCAAGGTTGTGAAGCTATGTGATAAACGCTTAAATCCTGTAATGATATGGGCTTGTGATGATGGTATAGTGTATGGACAACCTGCACAACTTGATGGATATGTTAAGTGGGGTGGAAGAAAACCAAGAGAGGGAGCAGTTAATGACCAAGAGCTTATGATATATTATGATAAGCAAAAGAAACTCCGATACTTTAGGTACTACTAACGACCATATCTTTTCCCCGGTCTTAATCCTCTAGGTTTCTTGGGAGATTTTTTAAACCCATCAGTAGCATAATACAATCGCACCTGTGCCTCAGTAAAGGTTCTTCCACTTGGACTTTGATATTTGTTGTCTCCTATTTTTTTAAATGGCATCTCTATTGTATTGGGTCGAACACATTTTTTCTTGTTCTTCTAGTTCGAGTTCTATTTCTTTGGTTGATTGGTGCGAACACATCACTATTGTTTAGATTATTGCTTTGTCTTTTCTTTCTTTCTTGTTCTTTGTAATACTCTGCATTCTGTTCAGCTATACTTTTTGTTTTTTTGGTAGACTTTTTTTGTCCCCCTTCAATTACATAATCAGAAAAGTTGAACAATCTTAAAATGTCTGTACCTATATCACCTGTCTTACCCATTTTCTCTAAGTTATTTACAAACCTAGTTACTTGAGTGGCAGGTAAACCTGTGGTGTTTACTATCTCTATATATAACTTAGCAAAGTTTGCTGCTCTTTTCTCAGGGTCTTTAGTATTTAAAGCTCTTGTTGCAAGTTGAGAAATTCTAGCGATAGACATTAGTGGAGCAATACTTTTACCTTGCTTACCTGCGTATGGCTTCTGCTGTATTACATCAGCAATTTGATTTACAGCATCACCCACGATAAACAAAGCATTCAGGTTACCAATAACCATAGCTCTAATTAAATCTTCTTCATCATCAGGACGCACAGGTCTAAGTAATCCCGGTAATCCTAATGCTACATATTGGAATAGAGTAGGAGCTAATAAATGATAAGTAATAAAGGTTCTTAAGTTTTCACCTAGTGTACCTTTACCTGCGTTTCTATCCCAAGCTTTTAACTTTCTCCAAAGATTACGAGTAGATTGAATTTCTTTTCTTAAGTATTGTTTAGGTGTAGTTAAGAACATATTCAAACCTCTTTGTAATGCACCTGCAGTTTGGTAGTAGTCTCTATCCTGTAAGTCCATCGACTGCTGTGTTCTCTTGGTATCTTTTTCAAATTTAATTATAGCTTCTTTCTGTGCTTGTTCTTCAGATAACCCACGCTTTAATGCTTGGTCTTTGTAGTATAAATAGTTAGGCATACCTCCAAGATAGATAGCTGCCTTATCTCCAAACTTAGTTGAGTACATAATAAAGTTTACATAGAAATCCCAATACTGATTAGGAACAAACTCTGTCATTCCATCCTCGGTGTAAGACTCAATAACTCTAGTAATCGATTGTCGGTTTCTGTCTTGCATATAAACAGAGTTCTCAGATATTTCTTTAAACGTCTTCTTAATCTGAGGAATATTTTTTAGAGAATACTTTAACCAATTCCTAAAGCCGATATCATTTGCATATGTAATCATAGATGTTAACTGCTTTAACATAACAGTTGGGTTCAAACCAATTCTAGAAAATATAAATAGGTTGTTCATATAGTTAACGAATCTATCTGCTCGGTTATCCCTCACTCCTTTGTTAGCTATCTTACCTATCATATCCCTAATCAATCTGTTTACATAGTCTCCATGAATAGCACCGATAGCATCTTTAACTTGCTTGTTGGTAAACATTTTGTATATGTCTCTAATGGTTTCACCATAAGCTGCAAAGTATTCCATGTCTCTTAGGTACGTTGCCATTACATTCATATTGTTCATCTTTCTAATAGGAAGATTGTTTTGGGTTCGAGACTTAGTAGACGAAGCACCAACCGAGGTATTCATAATAGATTTGTCAGACAACATATCAAGAGGTTGTTGTTCAATTGGATTACCTTGAGTGTCGTTTCTATATATCATCCCTGCATAAAATCTATTCCAAGGAAGATTAGTTCTATATAATGCTTTATATGTTTTGTTATAGTGCTCATACAACGAAGGGTAGAATTCATTTACTTGCCAATCAGCAAACTCTTTTACCTCATCTTCCATTTTAGATTCTATCTCCTCCATAATTCTTACATAGTCTTTTCCAAAAGTAGCTTTGAACGAACCTGCATTAGCAGGGTCTTTGTAAAGGTTATAGTAATACATCATTTCATTTTGACTAAGATGTACTGAGTTTTCTAGAAGAGCTTTTTCTAAAGCTTGCTTGTTTTCTAAACTTGGATTAGTATTAAAATCATTTTCTGCTTTAGCAACTGCATCAGGGTCTAATAAATAAGTAGCTTCTTTTGCAGGCTTATTATTATCTCTTACTTTATTTCTCCATTTTTTCCCATATAACTCTTCAAACTTTTTAGATATAATACCTTCTTGTTCCATCATCCTTCTCTTAAACATTCTACTAGACGCATCAACTCTTCCGGTTACCATCTCCTGCAGTCTACCTCCAAACATTTCCCCGGGCAAAGTAGATATCAAATCCATAAGACCATCTAAGGCTTCAGCTTCATTAAAGAATTTAGTAACCATTGTGTTAAGCTTGGTTGTAAATTTTCTTAATACCCCTTTAAGTTTATTTCTTTTAGCGTTTAATCTTTTCTGATTTTTAAGGTCCACTTCGGAACGAGTACCTTTATCTCCTAAGTCTGTCTTCTCACCTGTAACTTCTTCATAAGCGATAGACGCATCTTCATTATATTTATTATGTTGGTCTTCAAGCTGTTGCTTTAACTCACTCCTACCTATTTCAATCATCTCCTCTAATGCTGCAAGAGCTGTATCTAAAGAACCTGTCTTATTGACATCTGTATTCTCCATTAACAATGAGTTGTTTAGATTAATTAAAATTTGAAGGTCAACCATACGGCTAAAATCTCCTTCAGTCGTTTGAGATTTTGCTGCTATACTATTAAACTCTTGAGTTAGTGCTTCGTTCTCAGCCTCTATTTGTTTGGCTGTGGAATTCTTGCCTAACCTATCTTGTTTAATCTTTTCAATTCTTTCTTTAATATTTAAACTAATCTTAGTCCCCTTCTTTCTGCCTGATACTTTAGTTTCATACTTACCGTTAAGAATATTTTCAATTTTATTCTCTAGCCTTGCATTATTTTTTTTGTTTACAAACTCTAACACTTCCTCAAATATATTCTCAAGGTTTGTTTCGTTTGCATTAGTAACTTTTCTAATAAGGCTCATCACTTCACTACGAGTATATATATCTGCAGGTAAAGATTTTCTGATAAAGTTTCTTATAGCTGCCTTAGCTTTCTGTAAATCTTTAGCACCACGCTTTCTTTGTTGTACCATTCTACGAGCAGCAGTAAGCTTCTCTTGTACGTTTTCACTTGTCCTAGTACCCACAGCTCTTTGGAACTCCACTTGAAGCATAGCTTGTTTAGTAGTTAGATTTTTAGTTCCATCACCTTCGTTCTTATATTCAGGTTGTTGAGTTAGGAATTCAATAGTTTGGTCTGCTATTTGCTGTTCTGTAAGCTTGACCTTTCTCCTCTTATTTCCTTTAATAAGTTTTTGTTCAAAAGCTTTTACTCTTTTAAACAACTTGACACCTGCTTCCATACCACCCTGTATGTTGGCAAATGTTTTAGGTAAAGTGTTAAATAAATCTACATCGATATTCATTAGCTTGTTAACTACACTTGCAGGATATCCCTTAACTCTAACCAAATAATCTTTGATAAGTTCATCTCGGAAATTGTATTCAGTTCTACCTTCTACAATTATATCTACTATATCTTTTTGCTCTCGTCCTCTAGGACTCAAGATAATCTTTTTAGTTTGAGCTTCATCTAATATTTTACCTGTTAATGGAGTGTTTTCTTGAATAGCTTTTTCAACTCGGTGATGTCCATCTATTAACAACAAACCATCTTTGGTTGTAGCAATAATAACAGGCTGACTAAGGTCTGCATTTTCAATTCCCTCTTCAGTCTTTGTAACAAAAGCATAGGTCATCTTAGGAAGAATATCCATAGGTAATTTTACAGACTGAGTTTCTTGAGTGTTAACTATATTCATGGCACCATCTATGTCATAATTTGTTTCTCCAAAAGTAAACACCTGACCATCTGCTTCTTGCTGTTGTTCTCTACCCCTAGGCTTAGCAATTATTTTTTCAGTTATCTGCTCAAATAATGGGGGTTTAGATTGTGCAATTAAACTTGTCGCTGAAGCCTGCCCTACTACCATTAAGTCTTTGTTCTTATATTTAAACTCTACTTTATTCTCACCTTTAAGGTCGGTGTAAGTACGCTGTGATAAAGGTTTATTTCTTACTTCCGGCTTATAAAACTTATCATCTTGATATTGCTCTATTACTCTTTCATTAATCTCCACCTCTTTAGTCTTATCCTTCAATAAAGTTTCAGGCATAAAAGGTTGTAACGATTCCTTCACGCTATATAGTCCATCAAATATTACTGCTGAGTTAGCCTCGGAAGGAACTTTACCAACAAAGAAAGGATGAGTGATTCCTTTATCTTGTGTTTCTTCCACTAAAGATTTGGTGTCTTCCGGAACTACATAAGTAAATCCACCTACTACATATCCTCCCTTGTTTTCTTTTAAAACTGTTTCGCCTAGCAATGCTTTATCTCCATACTCTAAGTTAAAGTCTTGAGTGTTAGTTCCATTATCAAGTAATGCTTTTTTATAGGCAGGAGTAGACTTGTTTGTTTTTAATGAAGGTGAACTTGGTATAATACCCTGCATATAATATCTTCTTCTATCAAAGCTTTCATTCTTCATAGCGTCTGTGAATTCAGTTTCAGAAAAAGAACTTGGGTCTATAATTATAGCTTGAACTTCCGGGGAAAGAGCTCCACCCATTCTACTGTTTGAATAGGAAGCCATCTCTTTAGAATACTTCTTATACGCAGCAGGGTCTTTTCTTTGTAAGTCTTCTAATGCATCATATAAAAATTCTGACCCATACATATTTCCATACATAGCATCAGGGGTCTGTATCATAATTGCCACACCAACCCTATCGCCTGCCTTGTATTTATTTTTAAGCTTATTCATATTGCTTAAAGCTTTGCCGGCATTCTCAGATGCAAACCCTACACCATTCTCATTGTTATCTTTTAGAGCTGCATAACCAAAACCACCAAGTAAATCTTTTTCAGGGTCTAAAGCTGTAGCATCAGAATTAATTACATAAATATTTCCATTGTGTTGCGCAGCAAAATCGTTAAGAGTAGTTGTAGGTAGGTCGGATACATTCTCTCCTTTATAAACTTGCTGTTCTCTGCCCGGAACTTTTTCAGCTTTAGCTTTAGGATTTACTGTAGCTGCTACTCCATTATCAGAATAAGGCTCTGACTTTTCTAGTACCTTAAAGTCATTAACAAAAACTTCTTGACCCATTGCCACTTTATCTGCCAAAGTGTTAAGTAAATCTACTACTGCTGCATCGTCTTGAGTTATATTAGGACTAATGTCTATTAGCTTATCTATTCCTAAAGTTCTAGCTGTAGATTTTAAAAAGTTTAATATAGCATTTTGCGCAGGTCTCTCTAGTCGCTGATAGTTGCTTGACATAATACCAAATAATTCTGCTAATCTCTCCTCGTTTTGAACAGTCATTCCTTGGCTTTTATATTGCTTCGCAAATGCGTCAGCTTTTTTATAAAGCATTGTGTTTTTATCTACAGCACTCATTACCCCTTTAGTAAGCATGTTAACTGCCTTTGCTATATTGGCTTCGCCTAATCTTTCAAACAACATAGCGTGAAAAGCTTCATGAGCCACGGTAGTTTCAATAGCTTTATTCATATCTATATGAATGGTATTAGTATCAAAGTCGTAAAACCCTCTACCTTTTCTACCTGTAGCATTATTAAACTCATCCGAAGATTCGTGTAAAACTATTTTAGTTTTAAAATTTTTAGCTAATGACTTAGCTGCTTTCACGGCTCTATTTATAACCTTGTTACGCATAGAAGTTTGTTCCTTATCTAAAGCACCTTTAGGTTTACCTTTTCTATTAAAGAATAAATTATTTGTTACTCCTGTTTGGTCTTCTTTACTTCCAAAAGCTTCTTCAATGTCTTGCTTTTCTTCTATAGTTATATCTCCATCACTATCCGTTTCTTCTGTTTCTGTTTGGGTTGCAACTGTACCTAACTCCGGTATACTTGCCTCTGCTTTTGCAGCAGCTTCTTGTTGTTGGGCAGCAATAACTGTAATGTTTTCAAGTTGCTCATTTATTTCAGCTATTCTGTCTTGGTCTTTTTTGGTTAGCTGTTTATTTTTACCATCAATTTTATTCTCTAGGTTTTGTTTTTCTAACAATAAGTTTAAGGCTACTCTTGATTGTTGAACTGTATAATCAGTCGGAATAGATGGCATCAAGGCTTCTATCTGATTATAGTTAGCTAATAAACCATCAGCACCTGCCTGAGTTAGTGGGTCGTTAGGGTCAGCTACTCTTTGTTTTAGATTGGTAACAAACATTTTTTTGTATGAGGGGTCTTTCAACATCTCTTGATACCACGCAAAAGCTTCGTCAGAAACTAAATCTAAATCGTTAGGGTTACTTGCCATAGCAGATATAGCTGTAGGTACTGCCATTACTTTACCACCAAGAGCTTCAAGATATCCTTGATACGCTACCTCTTTAAAAAATGCTCCTACTGATTGAGGAGTATTAAACGCTGCATCTTTTCCTAAAAGTTTTTCTCTAGCTAAGTTATATATATACTCTGAACTTAATTCAGCTACAGTTTGTAAAGCTCCTGTTTCAAATTCAGTCGCTGCACCTGCACCTAATACTAATCCACCTTGAGCTGCTGCAATTTTCCACGCATCTTTACCTTGGTCACGCATCAGGTTTTTTAAATCTTTTCTAATAAATTCAGCAAAGGTTTTACTTGTTGTTGTTTTATTAGTTTTTAATAAAGCTCTTCCTACTAAACCATTTACAAACCCTTGTTGTGTTAGTAAGTTTCTGAAACCATAATCTTCTAATATAGCAGTAGCAATAGCTACAGGATATGCAATTATTCTTTTTTCTCCTTCATTTATGTTGTCAAAGTTTGGATTCATTGCCATCTTTTGCAATTGAGCGTCTGTACTTTGAGCCATTAATCTTACAATCCTCGTAGTCTTGTTTATATTTTTACGATTCTGAATCAATTTTTTCCCAAGCTCAGGACCATACTTCATCGTAAGTTCTCCTGTTTTTTTGGCACCTGTTTTTAAAATACCAATGAAAGCCGGAATAGAATAGGTCACCCCATGCATAGCTTTTTGAAAATCATTCCCTTTATTTTTATAGGCTTTTCTTAAAAATTCTTGTGGGGTATCTTCTTGTCCTAAATATCTAGTAAATATGGAATTAAATGCTTCTCTACTTCCTGACTCTAACTCTCTTCCAATAAAACCTGCTTGTCCCGTGTAAGGATTACGATTAAAAGCATCACCCCTCGCTGCACTTTTAGCTCTATCTACCCCTGTAATAATTTCTCCTGTACCAATTCTAATTCCACCTTCTCCCTTCTGTGTGTCAAGTATATCGGTTGCATAAAAACCGGTAGGGTCTCCCCCTCTTTCTTGAAAAGATTTTCTATAAACTTGATTCATTGCATTTACGGTATAGTCTCGTAAATCATCACCATCTGCATTCTCTATGCTTTGAAACAAAGCCTTACCATTAGTGCTTCCAATTTCTAGCATTAATTTTTTTAACCTCTCTTGGTCATAAGCATCAAGATTAGTTCCCTTATCTAATATTCCTTTTATCTGTGCTACCTCATCAGCATACTCGCCTCCTAGTATATTGACATCATCTACCTTATATTTCTGCTCTCTATTTTGGGACAATAAATCTATAGCAAAATCTACATGAGAATCAAAATCTTCATCTACATCTACAGGGTTAAGTGCGTATTCTATAGGTGCTATAATTCCTGAATATAATTCATTAGGTAACGAAGTAATAGCTCCACCAACACCACCTAAAAAAGATTTAAGAAGTCGTTCTATACCTAACAATCCTCCCTTGGCTTCTGTAGCAGCATAACGAGCATCTACAAATTCTCCTACCATCAAGTCAAACTCTCTTCCTTTCTGCTGAAAACTTAATTGACGCTTATGCAATGCGTCTTGCACCATATCAAGACGGTCTGAAGCCATCTTATAGGTGTTGTAGTTAGGGTCGGCAGCTAGTTCTTGAGGAGTTTTTCCGGCAAAAGAGTTCTTATATATTTTTTCTAATCTAATTTTTTCTGCTGAATAAGCTTTTACATCTTCAGCAAACCTATCCACTTGTGTATTAAACAAAGTGTTTAAAGCCATCAACTCTTTTTCGTCTTGAATTTTATTTAGCTTAAATTCTTCCTTTTTCAGACCTTCAGCAAAAGCTAGTTCAGATGCTTCTCTATTATCTTGTAGAAACTTTTTAAGTTCATTAGCTCTTTTCTTTGCATTAATTTCTAGACCTTCAAAGAATGGCATACCAAAAGCATCTAATGGTACAGTCATTTCCTCACCGTTGGCTGAGGTTACTTTCATTTTATCACCTGCACCTGTCTCTTCAAACTTAAAACCATACTGCCCAAACTTGTAGTTCATTTCAGGGACTACTGATTCTTCTTCTCTATCTGAGGTTAGCTTTTCATCAATAAAATCTATATTAGCTTGAAAGACATTATCGTCTAAATTTTCCCCGTACTCTTTTGATAAAATAGTATTTGCAAATGGGTCAGAGGTATCAAATGTTCTCTGAGTTAAATATGATTCCGAAGTAATATCGTCTCCCGTTAAACCGGAAGGAGATGCCGGAGGTGTAAGGGGGGTTTGTTCCGGAGGTAGATTGATTTCGTTTGGCTGATTTAAGTCTACGTTTAGATTTTTTTTTTCATCCACATCTGTCGATACTATTTCTACAGATTCACCTCCAAAACCTATATCATTTTTAAAAGTATTCATGTCAGGCATATCAAAATGCTGCAGCATACTTTCTCTAAACCTTGCTAGCTTCTCTTCGTCTTGCATATCTACCACAAACTGTTCGTAGGGTGGCATATCAAAATGTTGTTGCGCACTTTGGTAGACTCTTTGTAATACTTCCTCATTCATTTTAGTAGGATTTCGGTTTACCTTTTCCTGATTGTCTTGGACCTATAAGTTTTGCCAATAAAGCTTCGTTAGCTGCAATATTCTCGGCAGCAACTGCGCCCATTATATATGTATTTAATGCGTTCAACTGCCTTTGCATCTCTTCAGGTTCCTTGTTTGTATAAAGTATAAACCCTTCATCTGTAGCTCCCTGTGGTCTGATTTGAACACTATTGCTCCAATTGCTATAGTTATTAGTCTCTAAACCTAATGCATCTAGATAAGGTGTTAACTTATTCATTACTTCTATATCATCTGTTATCTGTCCACCTCCTGTATCTTGAAGAACATTGTTGTAAGTTAAGGCTGTTTGTAAGTACCTGTTTAAGTATTGTTGGTCGCCTTCCTCAGTAGTTGCTCCTGCTCCTGCACCTGTAGGTGTAATAGAACCTAACTGATATGTTTCACCTATTTTGAAAAGCTTGGTAACATCAGCATCTTTACCAAGGGTTCTTACCTCTTCTCGAACAGAGCCATCCGGTAGTCTGAACTTGATTACATAGTCACCCTCTTTTTCTCCTGCTTTAACGCTTGCAACTTTACCACTTCGTACACCACCTGCTAAGTCAACACTATCTCCAATGTTAGATACACCTGTTAATAATGCTGCAGATTCTGCAAAGGTTTCAAAATCCATTATGTTACCACTTGAATCTACCATTGGAACAGGTTTAGTTACTCCGTCTTTAGTTACATATATTATGTTTCCTTTCTTTTGTACATCGTCTGCACCTAATACATCTCTAAAGTAAGTCTCGGCTGCATCCACTTCTTTTTGGTTACCGTAAAAGATATCACCCAACATATTAAAGGTCTTTTGATTTTTCTTATCAGTCTCTCCTTTTATAATATTACTTGCTGATTCAAATGGTTGTCTGCTTGCTGAAGCTTTAATCTTTTTATCTACTGAATCATTTAATCTTTCTATAATAGCGTCTTTTACTGCTTTCTTTTGGTCGTCAGTAAACTCAGGTTGTCCACCCATATCGGTGTCTCGGTTCAAATATATCTCATTTGCTTTTCTTTTATTGGGGTCTTTCTCATAAGTAAAAGTATAAGGAACTTTTTTACCCCCTACTTCAACCGTTAAGTTTTCATTAGTTAAAATAGAAGTTACGTTGAATGGATTAGCCATCATTGCATCTGCCGTGTAACCTGCCCACTCGTTATATTCTTTAATTAATTGTGCGTCTCCACTATATTTTCCACCTTGAGAAGTGGTAGTAATAATCCTATCTAACCCTCCTTCTTTTCCTGATAATTCTATAGACAATTCATCAATCAATCCTAAATCATCTACAGCAGCATTAACATCGGCACGCACATCATAATAATTATAAGTACCTTTTAGATTAGACATTAACTCAGGTACTGTTTGAAAGCTTGATGGGTCTGTATCCATTTTCCCATCTTTCCATAATCCAATTGACACCATACCATTATTAGGATTGATTAAGGCTTTGGTGTTTCGTAAGTTATATAGTCCTTCTGCTTGCTCCATCTTCCATTGCTCTAGCATTTGAGAACGAGTAGCCGGGTCAGCCGAATTCATTCTCTCCATCTTAAGCTTATACGCTTCTTGATAAGCCTCGCCTAACTTAAACATCTGCTTGTTTGAGTCATTAAGATTGGCTCTAACTATAGAATATTCTCTAGGTTTTAAAATACCTTGTCTTAAAAGTCTGTCTTGTGTAAGTAGAACTTGCTGTGCAGAAGAAGCATAGTCAGCTACAAAGGTATTTCCATCTACATAGTCTCCGGTTGGAGCATTCTGTAATGTTTCCACCATCTCTCTAGAAGCCTTGTCAATCTCAGCCTTTTGGTTTTCTCTTGACTTTGCTTCTTCATTTAATATTGTGGTAAACTGTGTAGCTACTGCACCCCAATCTACTTGGTCGGTTGCTTCTCTTCTTACATATCCAAATTTGCTCATACTAATTTTAATTTATAGAATTTCTTAAATTAGCTAACTCTGTTTGTTCCTCTAGTGTTAACCCACCACCAAAACTCATTTTATTCATAAGCTCTTTTAGTCTAGCCATTTTTACCTCATTAGTATTTGTTATGGTTAAATCCTTTGTTGGAGTTCCATCTACAACTGCTGACTCAACTGTAGTATCAACTTGTGTGGTTGGGTCAAAATTTCGTGCAGCAGATAAAGTATTATTTGCCGACAAACCTAAAGCATATTGGTCTTGAAAAGATTGACTTCCAAATAACAGAGCTGATTGCTCGTTAGTTAAACCTCTTTTAAATTGTCTAAACTCTTTGTTAGACATACCCGGAATCGTGGTTAAATCTAAATTTGTAAATCCATCAGTCCCTGCTTCACCCATACCTTTCGATACGTTTCCTATCGCTGCAAATTCATCAGCCGTCAATTGTGTATTTCCTAAAGCTGATTTTTGAAGTGCCATGTTTTGTTGATATAAAGGAATTTGAGATAACCCTTGCTGTAATGCTGTACCTGCAGCCTGTATACCTGCTTGAGTGGATGCAGCAGCAGCTCGTTGAGCATCAGCAGCAGCTTTTTGTTGTCCTTCTATTTCTCCTAAATCTAATTGTACATTAAGGTCTCTTAATCTTGAATCTTCTTTTGCAATAGCCATCTCAATCATTTGCTGTTCTTTGCTCATAGCAGCACGGGTTTGACCTTGCGCTTGGTTTTGTGCTTGTTGTAATCTTCCTGCCGTTGCAGCAACTCCTCTTTGGTCTCCTTCTCTCGCAGCATCTAAAGCCGTAGCTCCTGATTGTAACATTGCTTCTCTCTGTAATTCATATGGTTCTTTTTTAATTGATAACTGTTCCATATAATTTACATCTAATCTTCTACGAGCTGTACGCATCATAGCTTCTGCTTCTGATTCTGCGTCTCTCATAGCTCTTTTACTTTTACCGGCTTGAGCAAACGAGGCACCTGCTGAACCTGCAGCAATTGCTGTAGAACCAATAGCTAACCACGCTGTTAAACCAAGACCTGTTGCGACTCCTGACATATTTTTACTGCTTTATTTATTACTTCTTGTGGCAGTTCCATAAATGAATCTGCATAAATTTCTTTCTCTGCATCCTCTACGTTTGTTTTATCAGTTTTATAAACACAAATCCAAATTGAATCTTTGTGTACATAAAACACTCTTTGAGTTCCTACCTGAGTAAAAACTGTATGAGGTGCTTCTATAATTTCTACTTGACCTTCGTCAGTCAAGTAAGATAATTTTCCCTTTACTAAAAAAGAAGGGTGTTGTTGTCGATGTATCATACTCACAAGCATCATTCCTTGTGGCATAAATAGTTCACGAGTATAAAGCCCTCCTTCAAAATGATGTTTCAAAGGAAGAATTTTTTTCATCTCTTTACTTTGTTCATCACCGGCTTTATGAGTGACCACTCCTTCAATCTCTTCTAATTGAGATTGAAACTCAGCTATTTTTTCCCACAACAAACCTGTTAACTGTGGGATACCTCCTAATACCTTTTTTGCAAGGACTGATTCATGTCCATCAACCATGTAGCAAAGATACTAAATTTAAGGAAAACTTTTCATTACATCCGATTCTACAACAAATAACTCCGATGGGGTTGTAACATCCAATGTTAGCTCAAACACACAATAATGACCTAAAACTCCGTGAGATTCAGCTATAGGATTCTTAATAAAGAACCAATAATTATTACTTAAAGGTAAAACTGTAGGCTGTGGTGAAGGGAACGGAGGGTTAATTGTCGAATTTATTGTAATAGTATATACAGCTCCATTTCTTGTTATGCTTGTTAATACTCCTGCAAACTGAGGGGTGTCATAGTTAGGAGCTATAGCGAAATACATAAAGTCTCCGACACTAATTATACTTCCCACACTTATGCCTGCCGGAAAAGTTATAATTATATTAGCAGGGTCAGCCGTGTTGAAGGAATCACTAACGCCAATACCGTTAACGCTTCTTAACTCCCATTGACTTTCATCTGTATTAGGTCCTGTTGGTCCATCGTTTCTTACAAACGCAAACCACGCTCCTTCTTTTTGTTCAAAGTATGCTGCCTCTATTTCTCCATCAATCTGTATATCTGTTTGTAGAGTAGCACTCCACGCATCATCACCTTCAAGGTTTAAAGTTTTAAATATTTTATTTTCTAATGGTTGCTCGTTAAATACACTCGTAATTCGTGAAGGATATTGGTCTCCATAATATTCATTTCTTGTCTCATTTGTATTATGTCTCCACAAATTTCCATTTTTAAATGTATATAAATATTGATTCATTCCTTTTATAAATTCAGGACAATAAGTATAGAATGAAGGAAATCCTTTCGAGTCTTCGCTATAAGTAATAGTACATTTATTTTGGTCGGTTATTGGTATCATATTATGGACAGTTTACTAAATTAGTTATTACTCCGTTAGCATCCACCGTCATTTGTTTTTGACCTGATGGTGGATTTATTGTGTAGTCACCTGCAGCTAATTTTGTTACCCCACTAGAATCAGTAAAGGCAAACTCAAATATAGCAGGCTCACCTGCTGTACCTCCTCTGTTTGGTGCAGCATAAAATATATCTTCGGTAACAGCACAATTTTCTCCTTCCACTCCTAGAGGTGTAGAAGTTAATGGTTCGGGACAAGCAATTTCAATATCCCATGCTGTACTACAAAAACCTACTATCTGTACTAGACATTCGGTAGCAGTATTACTTGGTCTTGGTATTACCATTGTACAATAACCCGGAGGACCTGCTGTTAAATTTACATCTGTTCCTGTACCGGTAACAACTCCTGAGTTTCCTACTAAATCAAAAACCAATGTGCTAGGATTAAATTCATATTCATCTAAATTGGTATATCCTCCTGCATTTAATGTAACTGCAACTCCGGGGGTACAATCACTACCTGAGTTTCCAAGCACCACATAATTTCCGGGTGTGGCAGATGCTAAATATCCAAAGTTAGGACTTGTCACTTCATTGTAAGTAACTCCATCAAATATAGCTCTAAGACCATCAGGGACGCTTTGAGGGTCAAAGTATATTAACATTGCTCCTAAATCCTCACCTGTAGAATAAGTTACGTCATAAATCCCTGTACCTCCTGAAGCTGATATGGTGGTTGTACATGGTGCTACACAACTTGGACACGAAGCTGCTGCTTGTAAAAGGCAATTAAATTGATATCTAACAGTTGTACCATCAGAATACCATCCATCTGCTGCACATATCGTTAAATCAATATCGGTATATACTGCAGTTGCTGTCGCTAATGTTGGTCCGTCTATATAATAATTTCCTAAAGTTGCTGCCATATCTTAATTTTTAACTTGAACATCCACATCCATACCATGTTACACTAAAGTTGATTTGAGGTACGGTGTATGATTTAACACATCTAATAGCTACCTCTGTTGGTAGTAATGTAACTGTTTGTACTAGGTCACTACAATCTGTATATGTAAAGGTTGCACTTTCTAATCCTACATTTTCAATAGTATACTCGTCACATGCACACTCTGCTACGATAGTATTTAAAACTGCAGTTTGCCCTATGTTAGACGATTGTATTACCTCAAAGGTACATGCACCAAATCCTTGTAAAGTTACAATATCTCCTATCATTACTACTCCATCTTGCTGTATATATTCTGTTACCACAGGACCTGTAGCGTTAGGTAGTAAACATCTTTCTACTTCCCAAGTAAGAATACATCCACAATCCATCTCTGCAGTTACATTAGTTAAACTTAACTGTCTTGCACAAATTTGAATGGTACTTCCTTCGGTTAGCTCTCCTGATTGAGAGGTGCTACTACAATCTATATAAGTATAGGTACCACCACCGACTCCACCTGTTAAAGTGTAAGTGCTACATACTTCATTACAATCAGTAATTGTCGGAAGGATAGTGCTAACTACTGCATTGGACGCATTCACCGTTTCAGCACCAACTACATACACACAATTTGGGTCTGAAGTAATTTGAATAAATGTACCTGAAGTAACCCCCGATGTTGGTGGAATTACTACTTCTGTTCGCTGACCACTTGCAGGAGTTGCTTCTGCATCTATACATAATGCAGCAAATCTATTTGCATCCGGCACAGGTTCTCCATCACAATCACAACAAGCTTCAAATGCCGAAACATTAGAGTAGCATAAGTCTACATTGGTTGGTTTTCTGTAATCCCATATTAAATAAAGTTTATTATCTGTAGTCGCAGGCATAGTAAATAAAGCCTCATAGGTGTTAGGTCCACCCACAATAGGAGTAGCATCTAAGGTGCTTGGATTTGCTAGTAATGCAGCTACAGAAGCTTGACTATTAGTGTACACCGTATTGGTTCTTAGATATTTAAACTTATTTACTAGAGGGTTGAAAATAAAATCATCACCATCAGGAATAATTTTATTACTAAGAATCCTAATAGTAGCTCCATTTGCAGGTACTAAGTTTCCTCCTTGTGGAGCTTGAGTTTGTGAAAACTGAGATACAATTAAACCTGTACCTCCACCAAACACAACTTGCTCTGACTGTAACGCACTTACAAATACACCATCGGTCCATCTATATTCATCATGAATTAATTGACCGGCTTCATTGTTTGAGGTAACAGCTACTTGAATAATATCTATTAATGGAGCGTCAGGACAAGTTACTGTAAACTCAATAGTAACATTATCGTTAGTCATCAGCACAGCTCCAAATTGTAAAAACAATTCCTCTTCCGACACCACATCTTTGTCGAAGTTAAAACTAAATGCTCCATCTGCATTTAAGACATCATTAATAACATTAACACCATTATAAACTCCTAATATTGGAATTGGAGTTCCATCATAACCTGTCACAAAGACAGTTACATCTACCGGTCCTACTAATGCACCAAGGTTATATATATATTGTTGGTCATTTTCTCCTGTCCAAAGTATAGTTTGAGTTAATCCACACTCAATAATCTCAGGCTCTCGAGGTTGAAGTCTATCAGAACGAGTTAAAACATATTCATTCATATAAGGGTCATAACCTCCAAACTTAAAAGTATTAAAACTTTCAATAAAATAATCTCTGAAGAAAGACCTCATCCCTGTCTCCGATATTATGAGTAGCTGCTCATTTTGTGCTGCACTACCTTTAAGCTGAAGTACAGCTCCACGCTTGGCATCAGTAAAGAACTTATCTGAACCCCATTGAACATAACTTTCAGGGTTATTACTATTTCCATAGTCTTCTACTCTTGCTATCTGAGTTCCCAATACTTCAGGTACAGAAGCAATAGACCCACCACCTGCAGAATCCGAAAGTAAATTTTTCCCTGTTAATACATAAGAAATCTTATCTTCTTGTAAACATAATATATCAGTCTCTCTCCCGTCTAAAACTGTAATAGGACCATATTTGTCTTCAAGAGGTTTAAAGTTGAGTAACCCTAGATTAAACTGATTTAATCTATTTACATTAGTTTCATCGTTTATTACTCCACTATATGTTATATCGGCAAATCGATGAGCTTCTTTATAGTCCTGTTCTGAGGTACTTGTTACCCTATTCCCAAGCTCTAAAGGTTTCCCAATTATAGAATCTTGAATTTTATAACTCTCTACTCCGTTACCAAATGTATAGCAATTAAAAAATAAACTATCAACTATTGCAGGTTGTGTAGGAGTTTGGTCTTGAATATTACCTGTATGAATTGCTGCCGGTAAAGGAGTGTCTGTAATTGTAACATTAGCAGGGTCTACAGGAGGAGTGCCTGCGCTAACTGCTGCCGAACCACAGTCTCCATAAACCACTTGTGTTGCTCCGGGATTTACTGTAACACTTTCTGTAACTCCTTGAACCGTATATTCTATTATTAAAGGACTAGGCTCTGCTGCGTCTACACTAATTTCAATAGAACACTCTTCACTAAAAATAGGATAGGTTTTACTAGACTCATACCATAAATCAGGCTGTGCATCTTGTGGGTCTGACTCGAAAATAATTAAAGTATTAGTTCTAATAATTGTTATTTCTACATCTAAGGTAGACCTTCTATTTCTGTTTCTTCCACACCCTTTGGTACCTGTCATAGCTAGAGTTTGCTGCCCTGAATAATCAGTATCAGCTCCATCGTATTCTAAAAATCTAATATAGTTAGTACCCAACGAACAACCAATATCTGTAGTAGTACGGACAAGTAATCCAAAAATAGTAATGTAGTCAAAACCACCTAATGCAGAATCATATGACCAAGTAGAAGGTGCGTCAGAAGTATCTGTCCTACATTCAGCTTGGCTTGTTAAGCCAAATATATTATCCCCATCCCACCAATCTTTTACACTAGCATAGTCTTGAGAAGCTGTAGCTGTAGTTTCCCATATACATTCTCTAAGTTCACACGCTTGTCCTGAACCTCCATTTCTTCTATTAAAATATTCTATTCGCATAGTGGAACCTGCAGGAATATCTATAGGTAAAAATGCCCAAGTTGTAGGGTCTAATGGGTCATAAGTTGCAGGGTCATAGTCAGGATTAGGAATGGTACAAACATTCATAAATACTCTAGGACACTCATCCCTATTTCCTCTACCATCTTGAGTGTCCGATATCACAGGATTATCTCCTAGCTCGGTTGCAATTTGGTTAGTGGAAATAAGCATATATGTTCCTTTAGGTACTACAGCTTGGTCTCCGGCTGAATCCACAGGGAAAGGGTTTATAAAGTCTGCCGGTTGAGCCTCTTTTTCTAATACAGTTACTTCTGTACATCTTAACTTTGGTCCATTGGTATCAGCCTTTACAAATAATGTATCTCCGGCTTCTATCTTTTGCGAGTTTTCCCCTTCAAGCCTAAACCATGTTGCACCTAAAGCTTGGTCTCTAAAGAATAAATTTGTATAAATAATATCATAACCTTCTTTATCAGGCTTTATGCATAGCTTATAATATTTAGCATAAGCAGGTGGAAGCTGAGTAGTTGGTATTTCTACTCTAATTTTGTTTTGAGTTATAGACTTGTCGCAAGACACATACTGTGTATTGTTAGGACTCACTAGAGCTGTTGAAGCTCTAAGGTATTCATCTAAATATATAATACCAACCTCATAACCTCTGTTGCTTTTTAAGCTTGTAGCATTAGCCACCTTAGTGTACTCGGCTTCAGCTAATGCAATATTAAGATATTCATAAGCTATGTTTGCCGGATTAGTAGTATCAACATACTGAGCAGCGTTGATTTGAATTAGTAAAGTGTCGGGATTACCCGGAGCATCTGTGGCTACCGAAAATGGTTCGTTAATACCTGTTATACCTGTCCCTGTTTTTTCGTAATTTGTATCTAATGTTAATTGCAAAGCACAATTAAACTCATCAGTTAATGAAGTGCCATCACATGCATCAGCAAAAACCGGCTCAAGTAACTGTATTGCCTCAGTAAATGCAGGGTCGGCAACTAAGTCTGCTAGAGAAGCATAGTCTTGTGTAAGGATATAAACAAATGTAAGTCCTATATTGCTATTAGTTTCTGTCAATGAATTACCCGTAGCTCCCCATGAGTCGTGTACTAAATCCATATCTATAGCAATACTTGCACCTGCAACTAAATCTATACCGGTGAAGTCTATTTCTAGTACGGTGTCAATTATAGTTACTGCCGGTCCTGCCTCTATGGTATATGTTCCGGCACTTTTGGATGATTCTAAAACTTGAAACTCTACAGCTTCACTTAATAATTCTGTAGTGTATTCTAATTTTATTGGGATGCCGTCAGCATCAACTAAATCATAACCTTCAAAATAATTTCCATACATCAATCGATTTCCCATTAAGGTTTGAGCCTTTGCTTTTAATGGTACATTATCATAAAGTCTTAGAATTTCTGAGTCAGCTAGTATAGTAAAAATTTTACTATTACTAAAAGTATATAGCTCCTCACTATTATCAGGTATACCTAGGTCTGCCTTATCAAGTTTTTCAATAACTTTTATTGTACCTGTATTCATATCTTTGAATAACAAGTCTATTGCTACCACTAATTCTCCACCTGAGTTATAAGTTATCTCAGCAATGTTAGTGGTATTCAACATTCCTTCGTTCAAATACGTTGCCGTAGAAAAAGAAAAAGGACCGGGTATAAAAGATGGAGGTGAAAAAGGTGATGTTGCAGAATACTCATTGTCTGCGTACTTATATCTATATCCAAAACAAACAAATCTATCTTCTAAATAATTATTCTGTCCTCCGGATGTTGGTACAATTGATGGTGCTGTATAAGGGGGACGCTTAATTACTAATAAAGCTTCTGCAGTAAATTGGTCTACAAAGCTTCCGTTAGGATTAGCGTAGTTTCTTTCTATATTAATAAACCTAGGAGGGTTATTGTTGTCGGTAAAAAATAAAAGGTTATCTACCCAATCTACTCCTAAAGCTAAATACTCAGGGTCAAAATTTAAAGTAGTGTTTACACCTCCTCCATCATCAATACTAATCACATGATAAACTAAAGTTTGAGTGTTAGTATTAAATGATACTATCATATCACATTTACCTGTTGCGCCTTGTGTATACGATGGGTCATGAACAAACCAAAACATTGTTTCTTGTTCTCCCAAAGCATAAGCTCCAATACAGATAGCGTCTGCTGACAGAGCTACTCCATCATAATTAAGGGTAGTTAATTGCTCATTACCTTTGGAGTTTTCAACTGCACCAATTTCCGTAGTCTCAGTTGAACCCAAACGAACATTAACAGCATCAATATACTGCCCATTAGGTAAGAGTCTTTCGTCAAGACCCTTATTCATTTTTCCTGCTACAAAGTTTCTGCTTGTATTTGCCATACTATTTTATCCATTTATCTCTACCTCTAAGATTCATTAACAATCTTCCCGGGTGTATATTGCTTATTCTAATTTTTGCGTTGCGTAGCAATGAAGCTTTCTTTTTTCTTACTCTATTAACTATGTACTCTTGCACACCAACCTTTGAACTTAGAATAGCATATTCGATATATGCATAAATATAATCTTCAAATAATTTATTTACCGTAACCAATGAGTCGTCACCATTCTCCATACCATCTGATACATATTCTAAGATACATTTTTCGTTAGCCATACCGGAGCTAAAATTAATTACTCCCCCTTTTCTATCAATAGAAAAAGTCGGGTTAGCATTTGCTGTCTCGGTGTTTAACCCAAACCTTGCTCCAATTGCATAATCAAAATACCAATACCCATCACAACACCAACCTTCATAGCCATAGAAAATACTATTTTTATTTAAGTAAATGCTTTTTAATCCTGACGTAATTCTTTCATAATCTAAATCTGAATACTGAGGCTTCAATACATTTCCATCTTGGTCGAATAAAATTCTACAATCGTGGTCTTGAAGATAGGCATCACTATAATTTGTCTGTATGTTTTCTACTAATGGATATAATAATCCATCTCTAAATACTTGTATTCTCACCCAATTAACATAGTCAGGTGGTAGTACAAATCTTAATGTGTTACACACATCAAGTTCTAAAATTTTAATTTCTTTGAATGCATCATAATTTAATTCTTGTATCCCTCGTTTTGCATGGAATAAAATTCTGTATCTTTCTTCGTTGTTAACCAATGAATGATTTCCTGCGTACATTAACTGAAAGTTAGTAACTATGTCTTCTAAACTGACATATTGATATGACCCCCAATTAGCATTCTCAGGTGGATTACCTCCGTTTTCATAATATTGATAAGCTGATATATAAGTCATAGTCTACTATTTTTCTTCTTGATTTTCTAATTGGTCTAATTGTGTTCCAAACTGAACAGCCGTTACTTCCCTAATCGACATACCTGCAAACTGTAATATCTTCATCACTAATGCATACTCATCATCTATCGGTAATTCAAAATCCTGATACGATGGATTCGATTGATTGAATACAGGTTCTCCTCCGGTCAAAGTAGTATAAGTCCATTGTGGGTCTCTAGGATATCTAATGTATTGACATTGCACTCCTCCCACTTCATTAATACTATTTGGGAATACCGTTAGTAAAGATTCTTGTTGTGTATATGCAGGATATAAATTGTTTGGAGTAGTAAGTAAAGACCTGTTAAGTAAAGTGATTTTACTATGAGTAACTTTTTCTGCTTCTGCAACTACACTTGCATCATAAACTAGATAAGACTCAGCAAGATTTAAAAATATATCTGCCGGATTTCCGAAAGCATCTACTAAAGTTAAAGTAGTAGCCGTCACTACTGAAACAAATGCTGTTTGGTTAGTTGTGGTATTTGCAACTATATCACCCACCTCAACACCATCAGCTACGAATGTTGCTCCTCCATCTACCAAATCATTAACTTGAACTAAGGTGTTTGTGCCTGATGCCAATATCGTAGGGTATACAAGAACTTTATTAAGCAAATAGTAATCACTATTTGTTGTGGCTAAACTTGGAGTAAAGAATGTATTATTATAACTATGTAATAAAAAATCAGTTACTGAAAACAAATCTATAACTTCTTCATATCCCTTTTTAATATCTGCATATCCGGTACCGGATTGCCTTGCATTTTCTTTAATGACTTGATAGTTGTACTGATAAAAATAATCCTCAAAGATATCTAACTGAGCTTGTTTAGCATAAAGGTTAAAATCTTGTGGAGATATGTATCCATAATTATTTTTATTAAGTATAGCTAATACCGTGTTTCGGACTGAGTTTATCATCTATAAATCTTTTTTACAAAGATAAACAAAAAAAAAAGAGGACTATTTTTTTTAGCCCTCTCTTCATTTCTTTAACAAAACAATTGTTATGCAACTGTTGTTATTGCTTGACTTAAGGTTACGTCAATGGTTGAGTCAGTATACGATTGAGCCCAAACAGCTACAAGTGCGTTTTCAACTGCAGTTTTATCTGCTGCTCCAAAACTTCCTGCTCCTGTAAGGTCAATTTGCTTGTCGTCATAATTTAGAGTTAAAGTTCCTCCACTTACACCAACATAGTTTACACTTCCTCCAAAAACATAATCTCCCATTTTTAAAAATTTATTCATAGTTTCTAAGTTTTAAAAGGTGAATGTTACTGCGTTTACGTCTTCGCTTAATGCAGGTATCGTATACTTTACCTTGCTCCACTTTTGTTGTTGAGCTTGTTTAATAACACCGAACACTATATCTGCGTCTGCTTGTACTAATGCTACAAGCCCACCTGTTATAGTGATACTCGAACCGTTATTATAATCAATGATTACATCATCTGCTGCGTCAAGATAGCAAGATGCAACATTGGTTAATGAAATAAGTCCTGAGGTTTGTACTCCAAGACCATCCGTTGTGGTTATTTCTCCATACTTGTTCATAATAAAAAAATTTATGAGGTTAATAAAGTATAAAGATACAAAATTTAATCAAGCAATTTTTCCAAGTATTCTAACTTCTCCACTCCCTCATCAGTCTTGAAATAAGCCGACATTACACGCAAAGGTTCTTCGCCAAAAGGAATAGTTAAAAGCCTCTTTTTATTAGAAGGAAGATTAAAGTATACATCTTTCTTTTTATTTCTGTATGTTATTAATCTTTCTTCAAAGAACTTTTGTATAGTAGAATGAAGTTTCAATGCAGGGTCATCAATAGCTTGTAAAAATTCTGCAGGATAATTGCGAGCATATACTAACATATCTCTTTTCAATTCAGCCGTTGACATCTTATTGACATCACCTTGAAGTAATACCCTACCTACACTTTCCATTACATCTACCGTCATTTGTTTAGCTGCAATTAAAGCATCTACTTCTACATTCATCTCTGCAACCTCTTGAGCTGCATCTCTCGCTGTGTCTACCTCTTCAAACTTTTTACCATTTAAAGGGTGATAGGCTAAGAATTTCTGTAATGCTTGGTTTTCTTTTCTAACTGTTAGTAATCCTGATTCAAAAATAATTGGTCTTACAATAGCGTTGCCATCTTGCTCATCTTTAAAAGGACTCGGTTGATTAGTTGCGTATCTGATTTCTCTATTCTCCCCTGTATCTTCATCAAAATAAAGTAAGGGTCTACGCTTGGAGCTTTTGGAAGGAAGCATAAAGCTCAATGGAGCTGCTCCTCTTTTGAGTCTATAGACTCTGTTTTTTAATTCTTTTTTTTCTTTCATTTCAGTAAAATTTAATTCAATTAATAAATAAAAAGATAGGGGTGCCCGAAGGCACCCTTATCAATATATATAGGTATTATTCTTCAAATAATACGAAGTTGTTAGCACCCATAACACAAACACATCTTTCTGATAAGAAGTTAACTCTCATCTCATCAATGTCTGTAGTAGCTGCTCCACCTGCTGAACCTGTTATCCAAGTCTTGTAACGTCTGTCTTCAGTTTCTGAAGCTCTATAACGTACATGAAGGAAAGGTCTCTTAGCGTTTTTACCAAGAACTTGGTCATAAACACTTGTAGAACCTGCCGGTACTAATAAACCTGTGATAGCACCTGAACCTGCAACTGCCGGAGTGCTTGTTAAGCCACCTCTCATTGTTGGGTCATTCAGATACTTCCAATCAGACTTATAGAAGTCATAACCTCTACGGAATCCTGTGAATCCTAAGTTAAGAGCCATCTCCTCATCGTTGTCAAATAGTCCGTAAGACGTACCACCTGCACCATATGAGTTTTGAGCTGCTAACATATCATCAATATCAAATCCGTATTGTCTGTTAACGAAGATTACATTTTCTTCGATTGCTCCTTGCTTGTCTAATCTATCAATAACTGCATCAAAGTCAGCTAATGCATCAGGGTTACCACCACTCCACAGATTTCCTCTAGTTCCTACAGCGTGGAATACACCTTCTGAACCTAGTAAACCTGCTGTTGCTGCACCTGAACCTGCTTCTGCCGGTACTGCTTCAATCATTGCAGTCTCTAAATAGTCATCGAATCTTAATCTAGTTTCGTGCTCTGATTTTAGATACCATAAGTATCCTGTAGCACCATCTTCTGTAGTAATCTCAACCCATCCAATTTGAGCCATGTCCGAACCATTTACAAGATAAGTATCTTTTAAAATGATTGGCTTGTTCTCAAAGATGTAGTCATCAGACTCTAAAGAACCTTGCATTCCTGCAGTTCCTTTTTCGAATTCAGAACCATAGATGAATACTGTAACATCAGCATTACCTAATCCTGTACCTGCAGTTACTAAACCACCTGCTTCGTAGAAAGCTACATCGAATTGAAGAATATTACCACCAACATCTACTGCTGTAATAATACCTTTGTTTTCACCTGAGCCATCGTTCTGACTTATCACAACTGTTTGACCTACTCTTAGACCCGGAGACCCTTGAGCATCAAACGGATTGCTACCTGTTATAACTGTCCCTGCCGGGTTTGCACCGATTGCCGGGTCGTTAATTTGGAACGTAGCATTGTTTGCTGCTGCTGCTGCTGCTGTTCCAACTTCTACATATTTAATATGTAGTCTACCTTGCTCTGCCCACTTGATAAGGTCAGAGTTAGAAGGCATCTCAGCTCCCACCATTCTTAGGAACGAGCTAAGTGTACGATTACCATACCTTTCAAATTCTTTCTCATATGTATCAGGAAGATACTGATTTAAGAAGTCAAAGTTGGTAATGTAATTTGTTTCCAACGGGACTCTCTGCGCTGAAGGCTGTAGAGACCATGTTGGATTTGCTGCTAAATTACCTGCCATTTTTTCTAATTTTTAAATGATTATTATTTACTTTTTTTACTTTTAATTTTGAGTCCTCTTCCCTCACTAGGGTTAAGAGCTCTAATTGTCATACCATCCTTCTTCGTAACTTGAGGTGTATTCCTCGTAGACATATTGACATTTTTAATTTTCTTTGTCACATCTGTCGTTGCGTCAGCTAAACCTTGTTCATAAAAGAACTTGGCAAACCTTTCAGGATTTTGAGCAACGGATGCAGCTCTATGGTAACCTACTGCGTCTTTAATTAAACCTGTCTCTGTATCAAGAAATCTTTTTACAAAATTTGTTGAATCAGAATTTAAGGCTTTCATCTCCGACACATTCGTAGAAGGTAAAAAAGTAATCACTTTGTCTTCACCAACTTTGAAGTCAAAACCTTTGAACTCCGGGGAAAAAACAGAATCGGTTTCTTTTAAAAACCATTCTCGTTTCCTTTTTGCTTCCTCTTCATAGGTCTGAGCATCCTTTACATATTGATTATAAGCTTCAATTGCTTTTTGTTGCTCTTCAGAAATAGATGCCGGACTTGACTCAAGTGGCTCTTTATACATTTCTTTTTGAGCTTCGAAAAACTTTCTTGCTTTACCAATCTCTTTTTTAAAAGCTAACTTCTTTTTCTTTATTACGTTTTCTTCATCAACATCTGCATCATATGCAAAGTCTTCAAGCATGTAATTAATATCATCTCCATCTAATGAATCTTCAGTAGCATGATAATATTCTCTAAGAAGCTGCTTTTCATCCATAGCTTTAAAGTCTCTATTCAACTTTGAATAGTCTTCAAAACTACGTCCTGTCTTTTTTCTATACTCCAAATATGCAGCAACGTCTTCAGGTATTTCTTGGTTTGCTTCTTTTTCAGCAAACAAATCTGAAACTGATGCAACATCTTTGTCGTATCTATTCTTAATAAACGAAAGAACATCTTCCTCTTTTAACTCTGAGGATTGAGTAACTTCTTCAGGTGCTTCACCTTCCGGCTGCACACTTTCTTCAACTTGTGGAGTAGGCTCGCTAGCTGTGCTTGCATCTGCTTCTTCCACTTTTGGTGCTGCTTCTTCTTTAGCTGCAGCATTATCAAGAACTTCTTGTTCTTTTTGAGCTATGGATTTTTCCTCCACAGACCCAAGGTCTTTTACTTTTATTTCCATTAGATTAAATTTTATACAAAGTTAATAAATATTTTTCGTTCAAATTATTTACTATCTAGGGTCAAATTCTGCCAAGTCGAATCCGTCTAGACTATCCTCATTTGATTCAAAATTTTGAGGTGGTAAATTATTTTTACGTTGAGCAATCATTTTAGATTGTTCTACCACGAAGCTGTTGATTATAATTAAACTCTTCTTCCATTAGTTTACTTTTCAATGCAGCTTCATTGTTCATCTTTTCTATTTCAAAAGCAATCTCAGCTTGTTTAAGTTGCATCTTGCCTTGTATTTCTTGTTGTGACTTTTGCATTGCCATTTGTGCAGCCATCTGTTGTGATTGCATTTGAGCTTGAGCTTGAGCTTGTTGCTGTTGCATTTTCATTTTCTGCTCTTGTTCTGCTTTTTGTTTACGTTTCAATTTCAATAATTGATTCGCTAGCTTGAGATTCTTTAACTCTCTTATGTCAATTGCATCTTCTAGGTTTATATCATTTTTAGATAAAGCCATTTGGATGTTTTGCTCTAACTGTTGTCTTTGCTCTTCATCCGGTGCTACATCAATAAAGATTCCAAAATCATATATATATAAGTCTGAGATATCATTCAAAATACTTACATTGTATTTACCAATCTTATTTATAAAGTCATCTTTAAAATCTGAATACTCAAGAATGTCAGCTACTCTGTAAGTTAAAGCTTCGGCTACACTTCTATAGATATATAGTGCTCCGTCAAGAATATGACGAGTAGCTACATTAGAGTTTAGTGCTGCAAGTTTTTGTAAACCTACTAAAGAGTTAGGGTCAGGTATACTTGCGTCTCGAGCTTCATTTAAACCTGTTACTTGCCTAATCATTCCTAGATAATGATTATAGTTAGCAATTAACATTTGTGCTTTAGAGGCACCTGAACTACTAGAAATTTCTTTAATCGGAACTCTACCTTGATTAAACTCTCCATCCTGAGTATAACTTCTACCAATAACAGAACCTGTTTGAAAATACAAACGTAATGCATCTTCCGGATTGTAAGCGTTTCCTGTCCCAAGGTCTACTTCATTTAATCCATCTGCATCTATATATACACCATCCGGTACAGTTCGTGCTATTACTTGCTGAAGTTTTAAATGAGTCATTTGTATTAAATCAGCAAATGGAATCATTCTTCTAACTAATGATTCAACCACTCCTTTGTACATTCTTGGAGCTACAGCCACATAGTTTGGTAATGCATGTTGAGAAGCAGACTTAGGTCTAACCATATTATGAGCCAACTCCCATTTTAATAAAATGTTTGTACCCATAACCATTACTCCATCATACCATACATCAATAGTTTTTTCTAGCTTTTCAAAGTTACCTTCTTCCATAACCTCTACAGGTGGATTAAATTGGTCATCCTTTTCAATAACCTTATTACCACCGGTAGCTAATATTTTTTTCTTATATACTATTTTTTTAGTTGTCTTATAGTTAAAGTAAAGTAAAGTACAGGTATCTCTATAAAACATATCGTTTTCATAGTATTGAGCTACATTGTAATAGTCATACCAATTCTGACTATACTTGCTTATCTCATCTAAATCTTCATTAGTTAAAGATGGGTCTATCTTCATCAACTCAATAATAGGAAGAGTCTTAACTTCTCCCCAATAAAAACAATCTTTAAAGTGAGGGTCTTCCGTATAACTATATACTATATTTGCAGGGTCAACATATTTAACTTCAACTCCTGCTCCCGGTAAGAACTCATGTTTAGTAACTGCGATACCTAAAACGGTTAAGTCATAGTCTAATCTTTTTCTTAAATCTATATAGTGGTTCTCCTCAAAGATTGTATTGATAGCTTCTTCTTCTGCAATTTCAATTGCCGGTTTATAGTTAAGCTCCATGTATAAAGATAACTCCTCATCGGATTGAGGTAGCTGTTCAGGTGAAACCATAAACGGGTCAAAGCCTGAGTTTGCCTGTAAGCTTTGTAAGAAATCTTTTGAAACCATTTGAGCCTCTACCATATCTTGATACTTGCTCCTTTTGGATTGTGACATTGCGTCTTGCGCATATGCCTTAACCTTGAATAACCTGTCGGACATTCCGTTGACAACTATATCTACAAACTTAGGAATGACAGGAACCGGTGTCCAATCTAAGTTTAAATAACTTAAATCTCCATCGATAGCTAATTCATTCTTGTATTTCCCTACAGATTGTTCTCCTCTTGCGTATAGCCGAAGTCTATGGAATTGTCTGAATTGGTCATAGAATCTACAACTAACCCCATCCCTACGGAACCATTCGTATTGTATTGCTTGACCTATTTGCAAGCCATACTCCTGAGTTTCTTTTTCTGCGTCAGATACAAATTGACTTGGGAAAGCTGCTTCGGTTATGTTTACTTTTACATCTTTCATCTAATTAATTCGCTTTGTATGCCGGTATTAGTATACCTTGCAAAGTTAAGTTTTATTTTTGAATCTTTTCTTTCAGGCACATACAAATGCTTCTGACAAGCCATTATAGCTAAACCTGAGCTAATACTAGCATCATACTTAGTTCTATGGTTAATATCAAACTTTGCCCAATCTAAAAGAGTTCTATTAAAAGGCATAGTCCCCATCTCGTCTTGTGGTCTAAAGATGTTTTCAAAATCAATTCCAATATGTTTTTCAATATAAGATTCGAGGGCAGCAGCATGTGCTTGCTTTACTTCCTCACTTGTGTTTGGAATACCCCCTAATTCTTTTTCGGTTTTAGATAATTTATTAAACTGTTTGTCAGGTCGATTCATACAATACTTTCTATATCCTCTATTTTTAAAATGGTATAACAGTCTAGGTTTATTATTTTCTATTAAGATTGGCATACCATAAAATACACAAGCCATTAGAACATCTTCAAAAAATATTTCAGCAGTTTGTGGTCTTGCAATATACTCCAAAAAAAACTCATTACTTGGAGCATCATCTACGTTGAACTTTGTTAGTCCGTGTAAAGCTCCATTAGAACCACCACCACCAACTACTCCACTAATATCATAGGAGTCACAACCAAAAGCACCTAAGTGTTCGTTGCCGGGAATCTTTAGTCCGTTTCTTTCATGAGCATGGTTTTGAATATTAGCTGAAGGCAACCACGAAATATTAAACCTTCCCTTTTTGTCCGGAATCCATATTACTTGTGAATCTTTAATTCCATCCTTCCATACAAATTTACCTGTAGTGATGTGGTGCTCCTTAATCATAGAGTCATTATAATCTATTTGCTGATATAACTTACTTAGATTAAATATAGATGAAACACTTTCATCTCTGAATGCGTGAGCTGTGGTTCTAGGAAACTGTCTATAAAATTCATTTAGATTATCAGGGTCTGACTTTAACGAGTCAACCTCACCCTTCCAATACTCTATAGCACTTGTATATATAGGCTGTCCATCCACTCCTTCTGCTTCTACTTTTGGAACTTCTAGAACAGGCATTCCATACCTATCAATAAACCCCTCCATATTCCACTCCATAGGAATAAACAAATTATATAATCCACTTTTAGTCTGACCATTAGCATTTCTTTCCGATGCAATAGAATCATCAAATAGCTTTTTAAAATTACTCCCTCCTTTTTCTAAAGCATTAGATGTAGAACCCATCATACATTTGCCGATAATTTTACTACCTAATCTTAAACAAGTTTTAGTTACATTCCAATTGTTTAAAATGTTATTTGGCTTTACCCACTTACCACTTTCATCGTGTACTAAAAGCAAAAGCTTCTCTCCATCATAAGAGTTGTCGTCAGTATTTTTCCAATCAATAGTAGTATCTAATCCCTGCATATCATCTTCAAAAACCTCGTGCATGTTTTTCTTGGTAATCTTAGATGCCGGAACCCTATACGCAAGTTCCGATTTAGGCTTATCCATTCCGTCTTGAATAGGTTTAAAAAAGAAAGGAAGTCGATTGGAGATTGGCACTACCTTATCGGTAAACATCTTTTTAGCATCAGCACCTGTCTTAGATAGTATTCCTATTCTTGAATCTTTAGCTAAGGTTGCTGTATTAACACATTCAGAAGAACCCATAAACGAAAATCCTGAACGTCTTATTTTAAGATATATCATTCCATAACTTCTTGGGTCAGCTTTGCAGGCTTCCCAAAAAATAAAGAATGCTCTATTAGCTTCACGATAGTCAGGATAACCTACGTCAATTTTAGTCCATTGAAGATACATATAATGTGAGCCTGTAATATAAGTAGGCACACCTCTATTCATAAACCAATATCCTTGTTCTCTATAATCAAACTCTTGTTCTATGTAATCAACATATTTATCTTTGAATGAGTTAGGCATTTCATTCCATTGAAATATAGATTTAATTCTAGATAAGTTTTTAGGCAGCTCTTGTCTTTCCCAATATTGTTTTAATTTACTTTCATGTCTTTTGTAAACTTCTTTAGGAATTTTAGGTAGTGCTATTTTTAAATCAGAGATTTTTACAATCTCACCTATCTGACCATTCTTTGAGATAATTACTATATCATATTTTTTATCATAACCATACAGCCAACTTCTAGCTCTGTTTTTATTAGAGACTACGTTTTTAGGTATATAGCTTTTTAATACTTCAATCATTTAGAACGGCTTTCTGCAAATCCTTGTTTAGACCTCGGCTTTCCTTCCCCCATTTCAATAGCTTCCTTTTCAGCTTCTATGCGTGTAAGTATTTCAAACGCATCGAAGATGGCTAATTTTTTTGTAGCTGCAGCATTCTTTAATCTATCAGCAGCTAAGTCATCATCATTATCTAATTTTATAATATCTTCTTTAGCAACTTTAATAAGTTGCTCTACTGCTCTATATCCGGCATTTATTATCTTAAGTTTAGTCTCTTTTAGATTCATAAGCTATTATATTTTTAGAACGAATACGATAAAGTATTCTGTCATCTAATCTAAATTCATATTCAGAGTCAGGCATAAAAGTAACTATATCTCCTTGTTTTATTCCCTGACTATCAATTGAGGGACAAGTATATTCCATCACCCCCATTAAAGGTTCATTAGTTATATTCTTATATATATATGTATCAATTTTTGGCAATGGTGCTACAAAACAAAAAGGCTCAACAGCTATCCATTGAGTCATTTTTTTATACATAAAATATTGAGTGTCGTCTACAAAAAACTTGTTATCACGAAAAAAACTTTTGCCACTTTGCCTTCTTCCATGCATATCATTAAAGAATTTAAAAACATTGTGATGAACTAAAATAGTATCACCTTCTTCAATGGGTCCTTGATAATCAATCGGTGTGGAAAAAACAACAGCCTCACGGTTTGAAAAAGAATGTGATTCTTCTGAGGAATCTAAAATAACTTGAGTACCTCCTATATCTTTTATATTGTCGTACCTTCTGTCATTTTTAGGGACAACTATAAATTGATTGGGTGACTTCATTATATTTCATTTGATTAAAAGTGGATATTAAATTCTAGAGATATAGGCATAGTTCCATTAAATTGTTTCCACAACAGAACTTCTTGCTCATCTTTATCTTCTATGTAGATTTGATAAGCATCCTGTGCATCGCTATATTTAATTAAGTGAATAGTATGCCTACCATTAAGAACTGATTGACCTACCAAATAGTGCATTCCTCCTGATTTATAATCAGGACCTATAGAAATTTTTCTTATTTCCATTTGATTAAAATTACTTTCCTGCCTTACACTCGTCAAGCTCTGCCTTGAGTTCTTGAATAGCTTTTACTAACACAGGTATAAGTGCTGCGTTACCAACTTCCCAAGCGTCAGGATTATTTTTATTTACTAAAGAGGGTAATATATCTTCTGCTTCCCACTCTTGAACAGTCTCATCAATTTCTTGAGCTACAAAGCCGGAACCTTTTTTACCCTTCATAGTTCCATCTCTTCTTTCCCAATCCCATGATACAGGTTCTAAGTCCATTATAAAATCTAGACCACAAGATAATTCTTCAATGTTATCTTTATCTCTTACATCAGAAAGACCTGAAATAACCGGAGTGTTACATCTTAAAGTTGTAACTGCATTATCTCCTAATACTATCTCATCATTGGCTTGTGGTTGAGAGTTATGTCCTACAGAAGTTGTGTTACTAAAGTTTACATTCGTAGAACCTGCTGCTTTACCAACAGCCGTATTATTAGTAGCAGTTGTCATTTGCTGTAACGCATCATTACCTATAGCTACATTAAAGTCTCCACCTGTCTGACTCTGTAAAGAGTTTACACCCACGGCTGTATTATAAAACCCTAGGTTTGATGCAGCGTTGGAGTTTTGCCCAATCCCTACATTACCTACGCCTTCTGCTTCAGCTCCTGCGTCTGACCCTATATATATGTTATGCTCATAAGCTACAACATTATTATTAGCACCTGCCCAACCTGCTCGATATCCAATTAAAACATTATCATTGATAGGCTGTCCATTAGGACTGTTACCAAGTCCTAAATTAAGTGCAGCTCTAGAGCCAAGGACTGTATTCCTTTGATTTGCATTCTGAACATTAGTGCTCTGATTTGAATTCGCCATAGCAAACGTACCGATAAAAACATTTTCAGATACTAACTCGTCACCTATTTGGGCTCCAACTCCATATCCAATAGCTACCGTTTCATTTAATCTTGTTTCAATTAATCCTCCACCTCCTGAATAGTTTAAATCTTTAAAGACATCTCTACCTATCACTACACTTTGAAGAACCTCCTCAGCTTGCTGAAGACAAGAACGACCTATAACAATCGTGTCTTGTATCTCTTTAGGACCTGAAGCTGTAAAGTCACCGAGCACTATAGTGTCCTCACAAATGGATAAATCGTTTGACAAGGAAGCATGTCCTATAGCAATAATTCCATCAAAATTTCCTGTAGCATTATTACCTGTATTTCTACCAATCATAACGGTATTTAATATACTTCCGGCATTAGATGCAAGACCTTGACCCAAGGCTTCCATAGATGTTACACCTGTGGCAATGTCTGCAATATTTTTACCCACCAAAGTTACATTTTGAGGGTTAGCAATTCCTGTGAAGTTAATATCTTGTCCATACATAATTGAGTTGCTATGAATCTGCTCTATGTTAGAACCAATATTTAAGGAGTCTTTATCATTAATAGATGATGCTGTTAATGACATTGTCCCGTCAATAACTACAGTATCTTCATTAACTGAACCTAACCCACCTTGTATATACGATAGCTTATCTGTGTCTACACCTATACCTGCAGCGTCACCATAAAGCAACTTTGTAGGTAAAATTTTAACATCAGTAGGAACTAAATCGATTATACTCTGAACTGTAATGTTCTTAGTAACATCCGGTGGAGTACCGTTGACTTGTGTGATTATAATTTTATCTCCACCTACGGGATTTACTACGGGGTATAGTTCTATTTTACTCATCTGTCTTTTGTTTTACAATTCCTGTATTCATATTGATAATGGAATCTTGTCCATATTTTTCAATTAGTTTATTTTCCATCTGAGCAAACGCTTGTTGTAGTTTGGTTACAGAGTCAAATAAACTTTTCTTTTGCAGTTCTAAATCACCTATGGCTAATTTATATCTATCTAATTCAAGCTTTGCTTCTTTTAGTTCTGCTAATTCTTTTTCTTCTAGTTTTACTTCTTTACTCATTTTATTAAATTTTATTTATACAAAGATACTATTTTTTATTTTTACCTTGTTTTATCTTTTCAAAACTACGCCCACCAAAGTAAGCTGAAATTACGGTAATTAAAGTAAGCTGCAAAAGGTCTGTCCATTTGTCTTCTACTTCAAATGTTATCATGCCTGCGTCAATAAATATCATTACCACCGTAGACACCACAAGAAACAATAATACTATAGGTCTTATGTTTTGTGTTAGTTTGGATGCTGAGTTGTCCGAAACCCAACGGTCAGTTATATTCTTTTCTATATCAGCCTCATGTTTCATAAAGAGCTGTGTCATTTCTTTTTCGAATTCATCTCGCTCATCAGGAGTTCTTACAAACTTATCTACTATTCCTGAAAGCCCATCAGCTACATTGCTAGCTGCACCCCCAAATATTTTACCTAATATATCTTTCATAATGTTTCATATTCTTTAGTGGCATCAAAACTTGGACAAGCTTTATTAGCAAAATCTCTATGTCCATGAATCTTTGCTTTAGGTTGTAATAATTTTAAAAAGTATAATAGATACTCTAAAGCTTCTTTTTGTTTTTGAGTCCTAGTATCCTTTGGAGTCTTTCCATCTTTTTCAACTCCACCGATATAACACACTCCCCACGACTTGCAATTAATTCCTTTTGTGTGAGCTCCACACTCATCAATCTTTCTTCCGGTTTCTATTTTACCATCCATCAAAACAATAAAATGATATCCGTTTCCTTTCCATCCCCTAGCCTTATGCCATCTATCTATTACTTCTGCATTTACTGAGTCGTCTCCTTCTCTTGTTGCAGAACAATGTACTATTATTTTTTCTACGTCTTGTGCTTTCATCTTCCTTGTCCTTTATATGGTTTCTTATATCCTGTTTGCCCTCTACTAGCATTCTTGCTATGAGGGTGGGATTTACGTTTTGGTTTTACATATGTTACTACGTTTGCTCTTCTTGCCATTATAATCTTAAATTAATTCCTATTGAACTGTTATATAATTTGGAGTCCCAAAATTTAGTATACTCTGCTTCAACAAATACACCTAGGGTTCGGGAAAGTTTCCATCCTACAATTAAGCCTGCCTGATAATCATCCCATTGTTCTAGCTCAGCATCTTGTATTAATCCTCCGAGTCCCCAATTATTTCTGTTAAGATAAGAAAAATCTTCATTGCCTTGTATGTATTTATGATAAGGGAGTATCCAATTTCCATATGCGTGTAACCAAAAGTTTTTCTTATACTCATAAAAATCAAATCCAACCACCGGTGCAATTTCACCAAACACATCTAGTTCAGACCATGCTTCTTCATTAAACCTGTTCATTAAAGAACCAAATATTAAATCCCTAAATTGTACATCCGTATGGGCAACTACTTCGCCTTGTGGGTCTATCCAATACCAATCATAAGTTTCATTTCCATAAGCATCTGTTTGAGTATATCCTATGTCTTCATATCCATACTCATACCCTAAGCTATACCATGGGTTTACAGGCATACCATCATCATTGGTTTCATTTAACCATATCTCAATTGGATTGTATCCATAAGGACGTTGGTGAGTACGATATATAACTCCGGCTGAAATACTAAACTTCTTTCCGATTGGAAGTCTTGCTCTAACTTCTCCTGACATATATTTAAAACCTACATTCCCTTGTTCTCTTTGCTCAAACTTTACAATATGATAATCTCCTGTATGTCTTACAAAATATCTTGTATTAATAAACTCTTGACTTCTTTCTCTTTCTTTTTCATAGTGAACAAGATACTCAAACCCTTTTACTGCTGAGGTAGGAGAAGATAGAGCGATGTTGTTTTCTTTTCCATCATAATAGTTCTTTGCTTTTATCTCATAGTCAAACCTTGCTAGCTTACGAAAACCAATTCCCATTCTATAATCAAAAGGGTGATAAACTGTATTGTCAATCACTTGGGGTACAGCGTAAAGATTGTCGGGGTTTGTTCTTACAAAGTAACTTGGGCTTTGTGTTTCATATGCGTTTGAAACTTCACCGGCTACATATACGGTTCCGTATTTTAAAAAATCATTATAAAACTTATTAAATAAATTTTCTTTTTGTTCCTGTGCTTGTGCTCCTACTGCAAAGAATGCTAGTAATAAAAAAACTATTATATATAGCAGAGCATTGGTTGCAAACCTTTCTGTTTGTTTTTTTCTATCCATGTTAAAACTTGCTTTCAATTATTAAATCAATCTCTTCTTGAATAACGTCTAAAGCATCTTCAGGAAGCTTTAAAGTTATGTCACTTTCTACTCTAACAATTTCTTTGCCGTTGTGATATAAAACAAGGGTTGGCAGAAAAATAATTTTTTCTCTTTCAAAAACGTCAGGGTGTTTGCCCATTAATAAAAGATGTGTGCCTGCATCTTTAATAGGGTCTAAGGAAATAGTGTTTTCGGATAAAAAGGCAGCGTTGAATTGTACAACTGATATGCCCTCTTTAAAATCTTGGGAGAATAAAGATTGAGAATATAGCAGAAAAATTATTAGCCATCTCATCTTTACTTCTTGCTCATTTCATAAAGACGTTCATCCATTTTTTCTAAGGACTTTTTGATTTCACTTACATCTTCTTTTACTGTGGTTACATCAGCATCAATCTTTTCAATGGTCGACCTTATTAATTTGTCTTTATATTCGAATTCAACTTTTTGAATTTCCGGCTTTGGAAGTTCCATGGCTTCTTGGATTTGAGCCTGAAGAGTAAAGTACATCCCCATTAAGGAAGACAAGCCTATTACTACTGCTATTATTTCTTTTATAGATAAATTAAACTTCGTATCTGAGCTGAGTTGTTGTTCCTTTTGATTTGCCATTTTCTTTTTTATCCGACTTTACTAATTCATATATTACTACTATGTCCATTAAATAAGAGTTAGTTTGAATAAATTCCATTTAGCAAAGATAAAGAAAAAAATGCAGAGAGTTTTTTAGTTTATATACTCTACGCAAATGTTAGTAACAAGGTTGTTATCTACGGAAGGGAAAGGACTTGGAGCTCCTGTACCACCGGTAAATTTTATACGGAATTCAATAGCGTCATTAGCTGTAGCTGAGAAGGTACCGGATGCTGAATAGTTAATATCTGTCTTAGCTCCGGATGCTGCATTACCTACATCATCAATCATTCCATAGTCTTGACTTCCTGCTGTTATGTTTCTAATAAATCCTTCTACTATGATACCGTTAGCTTGGTCAAAGAAGTGCATGTTGACTGTAGCTTTGTACCGTCCTGTCTTTGGTACATTCCAATTTGTATTACCTAATGAACCGGCTAACCCATTCCAATTAAACGTACATGCGCCTGCTACCGAGTCGGTTGAGATATTTGTTATAGCATTATTAAAAGGCACATTAATGTCAGCACCATTAGTAAAGTTGAAGTAGTTTACATTACCTGCACCGGGTAAATATTCAGCGCAGAGTGTGATTCTTACCGGTACTCCCGGAAGTTGAGATGGGTTTATAAATGCAGCTACATTACTAGGACCTGAACCATCAATATATAATATGTCATTTGCTACTTGACTAGCAGCATCGGTTAATGCATCTAAAGCTAAAGGTTGCGTAGTTTGTCCTGTACCACCATTTAAAATTGATAAAGGTAGTCCTGTAAGATTACTTATATCTATATCTCCTACTGCAAACTTTGCGTTTGACCCTCCATCTAAACCTACTATCTCGGTAGTTGCTGATGGACCTACTGCCGGAAATGCTGAAAATTTTGTTGCCATATTCTATTCTACTATTAAAGGTACTCCACCTTCGGTTTCTATTATATCATTTGGAGGGACAAAGGCAGCTTCTGTAATTATATAGTTTAATACAGGTGGTGTTGTTCCAACTTGTTGCTGAAACGGTATCCCTATCCCTATTCCTATTCCTAACGGCATATTACCAAAGTGCTAATATGTCACTAGCTGTTGTATCGGTAGCCCATACTTTAATACAGTTAACAGGAATAAATGTTCCTGCCGGCACTCCAACAAATGTTACATCATCGTTTCCTGCAGTAAGAACTCTTAAGTCTCCTGTGGTTCCAACATACAATACTGCTCCATTATTTTCTCCCCCATATATTTGGTATGCATTACCAATTACAAATACATTGGCATTAACCGTCAGCGTATCACCACTTACTGCTAGTATAATAGTTGAAGCGTTGGTAGTAGTATTAACTAATATCATTCCACGCTTAACTCCTAGTGTAAGAAAATCTTGAGTGTTATCTGTTACGGTAGTTGCAGTTGTTCCTGTAGCTGTGCCGTTTCCATCCCTTACCATTATCTGTGGAATGGGTGCGTCATCACTTGGGGTTACTGCCCATGCTCTGCTTGCATTTAACTTTTGATAAGCCATAATTCTTTTTTATTTGTTATAAGGAAAAACTCTATTTAAAGTATCTCTCCTTTTGTTACATCCACATTCACTATTGGTGATAGTAGATACTGTGTTTACAACTTTCTTAATTCCGGTGGCAGTTGTTATCTTTTCCACCGTGTCACCTAGACCTCTCGATTTAGATTTCCATTTCATTGTACAAAGATAATCTTTATTTTTTACACATACATTTAGATACCGGGCAAGTGTCAACTTTAACAATGAGCTTTGACACTAACCAATTCCATTTGCATAGCATCTTAATCCAAGTCTTAGAAATCCAAGTCCCTATCTTAATCAATAATTTTCCCATACTGTTTTATTTACTACAGCCGAAGTTCTTAGCAAAGTTTGCCATCTTGACTACAGGAGCTTTGTACTTCTTTTTGTTTTTCATAACTGCTGTTGCAGCAGCACAAACAGATTTACCCGGCATATTCCTTTTAGCCCATGCCGTGAACTTGCCCTGATTATCTTTGCTAATCATTTCGCCTAAAGGTTTCTTTTCCTTAGCCATAAGTAATTATTTTTTGATTACTCTAGTTAAGTGACCGTGCACATCTTTTGGATAGTGCTTGTCTTCTGTCATTGAGTGATTGCCTGAATAAGCATGACCTGTCATTTTTTTAGCCATACCTTTAGACTCGTCTCTCCTATCTTTTAAAGATTGTTTATGAGCACCTCTGTGCTTCATTCCTAAAGACTCATCTAGTCTTGCGTTATATCCTTGTTTCATGATAATTTATTTTTAATGATTATTACTGTTTACAAATATACTAATTATTTGCTTGTCTATTTTTCGGTTTCTTTTTTTAATGCCTCCATTACATTCATCAGTTCTACATAATTGTTTACCCATTCTTCAGGGGTTCTATTTCTGTTGTACTGTTGAACGTACCATTCTTTAGAATGACCTGTGTTATTAATACCCACTTTCCGTCATAGGTTTATCAGGGTTGTCTTTACCTGACCCATCCATTAATCTTTGTAAAGTATCAGCTTGTGCTTTTCCTACGGCATTGTAAGGAAAAGACTTTGTCATTTTTTTTCCCGTCTTCGGGCAAGTGTAGCTTACTGTTGGCATAACTATTTATTTATGTTAATTTCTTTTTTGGTTTAGTAGAACCCATAAAGCCTTGTAGCTTAGCTAGACCTATAATCGTTCTACTCTTGTTATCTCTTGATGGCTTGGTAATGTTATCGGTATTACTTTTCTTTGTCCCTTTATCTATAGCTGCTGCTTGAGCATTGCTTACAGCAAGCTTAGCTGCGTCTTGAAATTTTAATAGGGAAGATTGTATATCTGCCGAAGATGAACTCCATCCTGTCTCACTTTGATTAGCTCTATCTATGATAGAGTCAATTGTTTTTTTGTTATCTTTATCTGCCATAGTACAAATTTACTAAATTAATTTAACTTGAATTCAGAAGATTATCTTAAGTATTGGAGAGTCGTAAGATACTATATAAAAAAGAAATACAAACTAACTACATCAGAATTAGAAACTCTTTTGTTTTTAAAAACTGAAGGAAGGTTTTCTAGAGATGACTTTCAAAAGTTTAATGAAGTCATTAGTTGGAATAAAGACCGATTTGAAAAACTACGCAGAGATGGGTGGATAGTGGTCTTTAGAAAACGAGTAGGAAAACGTAGAGCCTTGTATGAATTATCGTATAAGTCAAAGAGAGTTATCTCTTCAGTTTATTCAAAACTAAATGGCAGCGAGATTCCTACTTCTGTATTTAATGATAAGAAGTATACAGATAAAGTATATAGGAATTTTATAAAACAACTACGACATCTCTCTCCTGAATCACAGTAACTTTCTTTCCTTCTATCAATAGTGTATGCGCATTACGGAAGTCATAATATATTTCTTCCGTTGGAATGATAGTACACACTTCATTACCTACAGCTAAGACTTTACCTTTATGGTATCTGCGTCTTTGGGCTTCATCATTAGTTAACAAGATTCCCGATTCTGTTTTGAGCTCTTCATCAATTTGCTCAATCAGAATGTATTTAGATATTGGTCTCATGTTGTTTGTCTTTATTAAAAACTATATACCCGTTATCTTCTAATAACTTTTTAGCTTTTGCAAGTTCTCTTGCGTTTGCTCTAAAGTGTTCAAATATTTGATTTGTTATCGGCATAATAATTATTTTAATTTTGGATGTCTGTAATCAACTACAATCTCCTCGTCTTTTAAAATATCTTCTAAGGCATATCCTACTACGTCTTCATTTACTTTAATAAATTCTATGTTAGGATTTTTGCTATGGTTAGTATATCTAGCTAGTGGAGTTCTGTTGTCTTTAATAGAAGCAACTCCTACAACTGCACCTTTTTCAATATCGGTTAAGGCAAACAAACCTTCACCATGGATATTAGAATTGCTTTTATAATAAACATCACTTGGGATATCTATATAATAATAGTTATCCATATAAGTCATCCAATCAATTAATTGTTGTTCAGATATTTTATTTTCTTCTAAGTACAATTTAAAGTCAGACATTATTTATTTTCTTTAGTCCATAATACTAATAGTCCCCATCCGATAAATTGGACAACTACTATTGCTAACATTGTTTGTTCAAAGGAGCTCATTTATTTTTTTTGTCTATGCATAGTTATAATAGCATTAGTGGATAGCAGAGTTATTGCAACACTAATTGCATTTTGTAAAGCTGACCTAGTTACTTTAACCGGGTCAATCACTCCCATACTAATCATATCTCCCCACTCTTCGTTCTTAACATCATATCCTTGTCCCCATTCTAAATCATCTTCCTTTTCATATAGGTAACTATCTCTACCTGCATTATTCAAAATCTGTACTAGAGGTGTCTTTAAAGCACGACCTAAAATTGCGTAAGCAATTTTTCGAGCCGAATTTTTTAAGGACATAGATTTATCTTCATACTCTAATCCTAGATAATATAAAGACAATCCACCTCCCGGAAGTATACCTTCTTCAAGAGCAGACTTAACAGCACATACTGCATCGTCCACTCTATCGTACAACTCTTTCTGTTCTAGGTCGGTGTTACCACCAACATGGATTACACCTATACCACCTGTAAGCGAAGCTATTCTTTTCTCAATAAAGTTTTTAAGTGCTTTATCTTGAGTTGCCTCATGCTGTACCCATAGGTCATTTACTCTTTCATCAATAGCCTCTTGGTTTTCTGCAGCCTCATCTTTAATGACGATACTTGAGTCACGCCCAACTATCACCTTGGAACAATGACCCAAGTCGCCAAAGTTTATTAGGCTTAAGTCATCTCCTGTTTCACCACTAAAGTATTTAGCTCCTACTGACAAAGCTATGTCTTGCATT